TATTAATAGTTAAGACATGCCTTTTTCTTACTTAGCATCAGTAGCTGCAACAAAGGGTCCCCCACCCCCGTCATATACACTTTGGGCATGGGGCTACAATGAAACCGGACAATTAGGACTCGGAGACACCACTATTAGAAGTTCTCCTGTGCAGGTTGGGTCTCTTACAAATTGGGAAAAAATATTCCCTGGCGGACAATATACAATGGCGATAAAAAACGACGGAACGCTTTGGACGTGGGGAGTAAATGGAACATTCCAATTAGGGCTCGGAGACCAAAATAACAGAAGCTCGCCAGTACAGGTTGGGTCTCTTACAGATTGGGAATACATAGCAGCGTCTCGTTCAAGCACTATGGCAATAAAAACCGACGGAACGCTTTGGGCGTGGGGTGCGAACGGCAATGGAACATTAGGACTCGGAGACACCGAAAATAAAAGCTTGCCAGTACAGGTTGGGTCTCTTACAGATTGGGCAAGAGTGGCAACTGCACCTATATTAATTGGATCCGGTCATACCGCAGCCATAAAAACCGATGGAACGCTTTGGACATGGGGATCAAATGCTAGAGGCCAATTAGGACTTGGAGACGCCAGTAATAGAAGCTCCCCCGTACAAGTGGGAGCCAATAACAATTGGGCAAAGGTAGCGGCCAGCTTATCATGTACAATGGCGATAAAAACCGACGGAACGCTTTGGGCATGGGGGTGGAATGCCGATGGCAGATTAGGCCTTGATAACACTACAAGTAATAGTTCTCCTGTTCAAGTTGGATCTCTCAATAATTGGGCACACGTTATGCCTGGCTCAGGTTCGTTTAGTTTAGCAATAAAAACCGACGGAACGCTTTGGTCGTGGGGGTTAAATAGTAACGGTCAATTAGGACTAGGAGACACCACTGCTAGAAGTTCTCCCGTGCAGGTCGGTTCTCTTACAGATTGGGCATATGCAGGTGTTACGGCAACAGGTTCGTTTGCACTAAAAACAGATGGAACCATTTGGGCATGGGGTGCAAATAGCGACGGTCAATTAGGACTAGGAGACACTACGAATAGAAGTTCACCTGTGCAAATAGGATCTATTAACACGTGGTTAGATATATCAACCTCGCCATTTGGGCAGTTTTCGTTTGGCATAAAGCCATAATATAATTTTATTTAATGGTGAGATAATCATGAAACATAACGTAGATTTAGATAAAAACCATCCTTTGGACATCTCTCGTCAGGCATCTATCAATGGAGATTTTGAAATAAGTGAAAAAATCCTAAGAGAACAACCTCAAAATGACCTTCGTGTACTTTTCAATTTGGGATGGCATGAAATGAGACATGGAAATCTCAAAAAGGCAATGGAGCATTTCAACTATGGAAGATACATCAATGTATTTGGAAATTCCGCTATACCTGGAAAAATTTGGAAGGACGAACCGCTTAAAGAAAAAACTTTGCTTTTTAGATGCGAAGGCGGATATGGGGATCAGATCTGCAATTTTAGATTTGCAAAAAAATTTTTAGAAAAGGGAGCTAAAGTATTAGTATCGTGTGAAAAGAATTTGATGGAATTATTTTCACGACATGGATATATTTGTATTGATAATAAAGCGGCACATTTTTCCCATTATGATTATTGGGTCCCCTCGATGTCAGCCGCATTTATTTTGGATTTGGAATACGAAGACATCGATGGATCTCAATTTTTATCATCTCAAGAATCACATAAATTATTTGCAAAAAAAGGTTCCTTAAAGGTTGGTATTCGTTGGTCCGGTAGTCCCGACTTTGAAGATGAACAAAATAGACGTTTTCCTCCCGAATTGATGATAGGGTTACATGATATCCCAGGTACAACATTTTATTCTCTTCAGCGAGACGAAAATTTGGTTGAAGGTCTTCCATTTACAGACATGAAAGAACAGATGAAAACATGGGAGGATACGGCAGGCATAATTAACGATTTGGACTTAGTGATAACATCTTGCACTTCAATAGCACATCTTTCTGCTGCAATGGGAAAAGAAACTTGGGTAGTTGTACCGATACTTCCATATTATATCTGGTCAGTTCCGGGGAACAAATCAAGGTGGTATGAGTCTGTAACTCTTTTTAGACAGAAGAAATTTGGAAGTTGGGAAGAGCCATTCGCAGAAATTAGAAATAGTTTAGAGCAAAAAATCAAACAGAGAAAATGAGATACTATTACGTAGAAAACGGGATGATAAATAATGGTTCAATGAACCTTCCAAAAAATTGGGAAAATATTAGTAATTTTAGTAATTTATCACATGAACAATTGATATCACTTGGTTTGGTTTCGTTGGCGATCAAAATTATTAAGGATTAGGACATGCCGTTTTCTTATTTCGCTGGGGTTACTGCAAAAAAAGGAGATCCGCCACCTGCATATAAACTCTGGGCATGGGGACAAAATAACTTTTACCAGCTAGGGCTTGGGGACACGACAGACAGAAGTTCGCCAGTTCAGCTAGGTTCCCTTACTCATTGGACGAAAATGAATGCATTGACCCAATCGATGGGAATAACATCATAAATAGTAAGGAAAGATCAACTTCATATTAAAAAAATTTAATAAATAAAAAATTGAACGAAAAATGAAATATTGCTACATAAAAAATGGAATTATAGAAAGGGGGCCTATAAACCTTCCAAAGAGCTGGGAAAACATCAGCAACTTTGATATCTTGCCACAGGAACAATTAATATCACTTGGTTGGTTACCTTATAGGTTTGTTGCAACTGTTGTACCTGAGAATTCGGTGATAATAGACCCAACCATCGTCATAGGATCGGATGAGGTGATAGAATACCAAAACTATAGGGCGAAGACGCAGCAAGAAATTGATAACGATAATCAGGGTCTCTGGATGTCAATAAGATCAAGAAGGAACGAACTGCTTAAAGATTGTGATTGGACCCAGATCGCCGACTCTCCGCTTAATCAAACGTTAAAACAGGAGTGGGCGACATATCGCCAGGAATTGCGTGATTTACCTAATACTTATTCAAACCCAAAGGATGTGGTTTGGCCAACCGAGCCAGGATCCTAATTTGGTTTCATTTTTTATTTATCATGTCCCTTAACTTTGCGGCGGTCTCGTAGTCCTCTTTATCTATGGCCTCTTGCAGTCTGTTTTCTAGATCGCTTAGGCTTTCTAAGGATTCGTCCTTTTGTTTTTTCTTTGTTTGCGACTTTCCCCTTTTTGCGGGTTTTATCGGTTGTTCCTCCTTTGGGGACTTTGGGGTTCCGTGTTCGAATGAAAGCTGCTCTACTATGTCGTTCTGTATGAATATCGGAGATCCCAGCCTTATGGCTATCGATATCGCGTCGCTTGGGCGGCAATCGATTGTTTGACCGTCGCTGAACATCATGGTCGCAAAGAATGTTTCTTCCATGCTTCCGTCTATGGAAACATGTTCAACATCCAAGGACCTGTCCATGAGAAGATTGCAAAACAGATCGTGGGTTAAAGGTCTTTCCAACTCCGGACCGTCCAGGAATATGGCTATAGATTGGGCCTCAGGGCTTCCTATTATCAGGGAAACCATCCTTCCAAGGTCCTCGTTGTCCTTCATTATAAGGCTATAACTCCCGTTCACTCGATCGTGAGGTATGATCCCGTAAACGAAAAACTCTGTAACGTTAAATGGTCTGCTCATATGTCCACCTTGTAGATCTTATAAGGGAAACCCTCCTGTTCGTATATCTCCAGTCTGGAGTCCCCGTGTTTTAACAGATAATTCTTGTCGCCCTTCCAGGAGAGGTCATCGACCACGTCTATTATCATCACCTTTTCCTTTTGTGAGTGAAGTCGCATTCCGCGTCCTATCGATTGTTTTATTATCTTTTCGGACTTGTAACTCTCGACAAAGAATATGTTATGCAGATTGTTTATGCTGATTCCGGTCGAGAATGTCCCGAACGAGGCTATGAGTATCTTGTTGTTTCCTTCTTCCATGCTCTTCTTGTATTCGTCCCGAAGAGATGATGCGGTAGACCCATCGACATAGTATACGTCCTTGTCATCACAGGTCTCTCTCAGCTGATCGTATATCCTTTTTCCGTAGTTGTCCTTTATGTTTTGAAAAAGCACGAGGGAGTTCTTTGTCGTCTTGGAAAGCATCTCACAGACGAACTTGAACCGTTCCTTTGACTTTATGACGAGGTCCCTTTCAAGGGAAAGCTGTTTGCTTCCCTCGACTTCTCGCTTCCTCTGTCTCAGAAAATGCAGCTTCTGTTTTATCTCGTCGTTTCCGTGCTTAAGCCTTATTATCTTGATGTTCACCGGTGTCGCTACCTTCTTATCAAAGAGGTCCTGTGGGCTTATGGTGTTTATAAGTGGTCCTATGAACGCCTGTATGGTTAAAGCGTCTGCGGTGTCGTCCTGCATCAAAGTGCCAGAGAGACCGAACTTAAACGCTGCGTTCTTACACTTGCTTATCACCTTCTTTACCGAGTTTGCGTTAGTGTGATGCGCCTCGTCAATGCATATCCCCTTTATTCCATCGAACCACGGTTCTTCTAGTTTTACAAGAGATTGGAAAGTTCCTATTATGAGATCGGCGTTCTGTTGGCCCTTTTCCTTGGATTCACCGGACACCATCTGGGTTTTGAACTTTATAAGAGTTCTGTCGTTTGAGTACTCTTCGAAATCTTCCACCGTTTGTACGATGAGGTTTGTGTTTGGGACGACAACCAACATGCGATCTACCATACCACGGGTTTTAAGGTATGAGAAAACCAGGAATATTATCATGGTCTTTCCTGCGGATGTTGCTATCTCGCTTATAGATCTCTGGTGTTTTATTATCCTCTTGGCGGCATCTATCTGGTAATCCCTGGGCTGTTTTTTCATCTTTGTGCAGAACTCTGTCGACCATGAATCAAAGTCTTCCTCGTCGAAATCCCAGTACATTCTGTCAGTGTCTTGGATCTCAAGCGACATGTTGTACTTGCCACAAACGGATTGTAGCTTCTGTACCAAACCTATGGGAATACGGTTGAACTTGTCGATGAATTTGATGTTTCCGTCCCACAGTTTCTTTTTCACCAACGGGTTGAAATACCACCCACGTATCTTTTTCGTGAGCGATATTGTGATCTGTTCCATCTCGTGAGGAGTGTACTCGTAGATCTGTATCCAGTTTCCATCGTTGGTTACACGTGCCTTCATTTGATCAAACTGATGTTCTAAAGTTCTCCATCTCTATGCGATGTTTCAGGCCAAATATCATGTTGTCTATCGTTTTTACCGTTTCGTGAAAATAGCTGGCCTGCGACCTTACTATCTCTATGTGGTGTTTCTGATCGGCGGAAGCCCCGTCTACTATAACACCCATGTCGGTTTTTCCGTATCTAACATCGCGATCGTTCACCTCTTCAACAAGCTTCCTTTTAAGCTTTGCGTACTTCTTCTCTAGTTTAAGGACCGCAAGGTTTAGGTTGTAATAGTATTCTATGGCTTCCTGTCTATATGTATACAGATCGACCTGGAGTTCGGGAAGACCGGACATGCTCTTCATCCTTTGTGCCATGTCAACGACCTTTTCCTTCCAATTTGACCTTTCCTCTATGAAACGCTCCTTGATCCTATCAAGTTCCTGGTCCATTTCCTTAGAATAGTTTTCCTGGGTTTCCTTTGACATCGTTCTTCTTTTCCTTTATTTTGTAAGAGGAAGATCTTCTCTTTTTTACGTTAACTTCTAATGTGATTCCTGGCGGGTCTTCAACACCAACAGAAAAAGAAACAGAACCCTTTAAAGCCTGTTTTGAATCCTTTGGGTCCTGTTCGAAATCCCTGTGTTCCTGATCATATGTAAACCACATCGTACTTGTTGTTGCTAAAATATTTGTAAACGTCACCTAACCTCTTTCCGTTTATTCTACAATAAACCATAACATCTGTCCAATCTATCTTGGCCCTGTTTATCTTTATATCATTTTCTGATAGGAAGTTTTTCCATAGAAACACACTTTTCCCTTGTTTAAGAAGATCTATAGATTTTTCTTGACCTGCCCTGTCATAATCCAACAGGTACCTAAATGATTCGCTTTCGAAAGGAGTAGAGGTATGGAGTGAAGAAAGTGCGATGCTATTCGGAAAAAGAAAGCTATCCAAGGGACCCTCAAACACAGTTATTGGTCTGGAAAAATCAACGTTAAAAACGTTGAACGTATAACTCAAACGATCAAGTACGTCAACGTTTGGCACAGAAGATTCCAAGGACATGGCCTCGCACGCCTTTGACCACTTGTACGTCATGTATTTGGACCCGTTATCGGCGTACTTTCCAAAATTCCTAACTTGCCATCCTATGACTTTTTCCTTTCCACAAAGGTTAAGTATAAACAGCTTATTCTTTTTTTGATCCCATAGAAAACGGTTAAGGTCTCTCTGCATTCTTTTTTCCAGATAAACCTGCATCTTGGTTCCTTCGACCTCTACCAGTCCTAATTCTTCTTTTATTTTATCTCTATCAAAAAGGTGTTTGGCGAGTTCGTCATCAAACAGGGCGTTCAAAACCCTTTCTGTGTCTACCGATTTGTAGGACGAAACGTTGACCATCGAATCAATAGCCAGTTGGTTTATCTTATCCCATCCCGAAGAGATTCCGTTAAAGTCCCTGAGAAACCCGTTAAGCGTCCTGTGAGTTCCACAGTTATAACAATGGAAGCTAAGGCTGTTTATGAATATGTTGCCACGCTTCTTCTGTGCGTTTGCATGAGAGTCCCCACAGTAGGGACAAGCAAAGTTTATTCGGTCTCTCATCACCTTCATCTTGGATTTTTGTGATTGTTGACCGAACCTCTCCAACAGTATCGCCCTAAGCGGTTGCACTATTAGATCTACCCTTTCCTCTGCACCTATTTCTATCTTTTCCATGTTTTAATCCAAAAAAAGAATAGGGATCCCCTGACGGGGATCCCTGTGTATGGTTTAAAGGTTTAGAGTTCTCCGTACATGTCCAAATCGATATCATCGATATTGATCTCTGTCACCGACTTGGCCTTTTCCTTCGAAGAGGATTTTGCCTTTGTCGGAACTACCTCATCATCGAGAATGTCATCGACACTTGCTACGCTAACTGCCTTCTTTGAAGGTTTAGGCGAAATTGCAGCTTCGTCGGTTGAGCTTATTGCGTGACCTGAGCTGTTCGTTACGGATCTGATTACGGCATTAACAAGGTCGGTTGTATCATCGTCCCATTCCTTAAAACCGAAATCCTCAAGATTTGGTGAGTTTTTCTCTATCCACTCTGCGGCTTTCTTTTTGATATCCGCGTCCTTTACCGCTTCGCGAAGGTCAATGTTTCCGTCTACCGTGTGTAGCACCGGATAAGCTTCTCCATCGAACTTGGAATTGTCGTAATTGTCCCATTCGCCTTGCTTGGTGATATGAAGAACAAACCTACGTCCCTTAAGAAGGTTGAACGGATCCTTTGGCTCACCGATCTCTGGATTCAGTTCTGCCTCTATTTTGTCCTTTAGCTTCTTCCCAAACTTAAAGACCTTGATCTTTCCTTCAAGCTCAGGGTTTTGCGTATCCTTTACTATCTGAACCAAACAGTAACAGTTCAAACGGCGAGAGAACATCTTTGACATTTCACGCTCGTAAGGATTTTCTGAATCCTTCAGCTTCTTCCACATCCTAAACAATGGGCTATCCTGACCGATGGAAGAAGGACAATCAACATAACGCCCCTTTCCTGTCGTTGGATCTTCCATCCAACCGGTCCACTTTTCAATTACTGATTTTTTAGGATTTTTGTACCAAGGGATGAATCTGATGACGGATTTATAAACGTTATCCTTTCCGTCTGCCGCCTTAGGTTTGTAGACTACGTCCTCTTGACGTGCCGGTTTGTTAAATGCATCTAGGGTATTATCACCATCTAGAAGAGAATCGAAATCGAAAGACATATTAAGCTCCTTTCAAGAAATTTTAGAAATGTTAGTTTTTGTAAGTAGTACTAGTTACAATCTATATATCAAACGCTAGAATTAATGTTACACAACCCATGAATTTTCTATTGTTCCGGGAGGGAATCCCGACAACCAGTCGGAAACCTGATAAGGAAGCTTCTTATCGTATGTGTAATTTATTCCGGATATTGTCTTTTCAAGAACCACAGGTATATCCTTTGTATAAACTTCGTTTAGATATACTATTATGTTTTGTGCCATTCCGATGAAATCGGCAGAATCAGTTTTGGTCATATAGGAGATAGAGGTTCCTGATCTGTCAGTTCTAACGACCCTTACGTACTGTGTAGACGTTGTTGTTCCTGTGGGTTTAGCTCCTTCCAAAAGAACTAGATTCTTTATGACTGCCACATCCTGGATAGAATCAGTGTCTACAATCGTACCAAACAGAGAAAGAAGAAGATCATCGTAAAACTTTGCAAGCGCTATCTTCCAATCGTTAATTTGTACAGGTGGATTTGTCGTAAAGTTAAAAGATCCTACGCCCTGGTTTCTTGACAATATTTCAAACACTGCGTTCCATCCAGTGAATGTATCGTTTGCTCCGGCCCCAAAGTTTATAGAGGATATAGTAGAATTAACGAAGTCATGTAGTTTAAACCCTATCTCGGAATTTATGTCCTGCAAAGGTGACAATAAAGTATTTACGTATTTTGTTCCTTTTATGCTGTAGATGTAAGTTCTTGTGTTTCCTTCCGAGTTTGTCTTGTTTGTTACGGTTGATACCTCTTTTTCTATTACAGACTTTGTGAGTTTGTCTATGTACTTGCTGTATCCTGCAAGGAACGTATTCTTGTTCTGCGAAAGATCTGTCTTTCCGCGTTCGTAAAATTCATCTAGCGCAATTTCTGCCTTAAATGCAGAAAGACCATCGATGGTTCTGGTGTATTTTGTAGTTATAGGTGAAAGCTTTTGTTCACCTTCATATGTTGCCTGTATATTTGCCTCGGGACCGCTTCTTTTTGCAAGCTTTGCGAATCCTTCATTACCAAACTCTATGACAGCAAACTTTATTTTAGTAGTTGCTCCTGTGCTTGAACCGTTGTTGTTGTTATTTCCCCCTTTGGTGTTCTCTTTTTCTACAAACCATTTTGAATCGTATGCCTTTTGCCCTGCTTGGAAAGTTCTAGGCTGTATTTTCTTCAATTCAGTATACTTTCCTCCGTTTGTTCTTGGATCGTTTACGAACTCCTTGTTAAACAGAGCGTTCTTTTGTTCTGTTGTCAATCCTGCATAGGAGAACGAACGTATTTCGTATCTTCCTACAAAGGTATCGGTGTTAATGTAATAGACGTTATAGTTTACTGTTGTGGTGGTTTGGGTATTTGTGTTTGTATTTGTTCCTGTTCCGAGGTTTCCACTTCCTCCTGGGCCAAATTGATCCTGCCACATTGTTCCACCGTCTATTATGGAATCCACATTGAAGTTGTTATTTTTTCCTCCTCCTTGTGGGCCTTGGTTTCCTGTTCCTTGGTTTCCTGTTCCTTGGTTTCCTGTTCCTTGGTTTCCTGTTCCCTGATTTAATCTTGAAAGTCTCTCTATTTCTTCTCTTAAACTCTTTATAATGTCACTAAGTTCTTTTACCGATGATGACTGATTGTTTTTTGCTTCTTCCGCTAGTCTTTTTAGCTCTTCTTCCCTTTGTTTCAAAAGAGCATTTCTACGATCTAACTCGGTTTTTTGATCTTCCAACGATTCTACCTGATCTTCCAGGGTTTGTTGTTGTCCAAGCAGAGCAGTTTCAAGAGCCTTTAACGTTGATTCCTTGGAATTTAGTTGAGCCTCAAAAACGTTAAGACTGTTGCTTCTGGCATCAAGCGCAGACTCCCTATCCTTTACGGCATTAAGTCTCGCTATGAATGAGTTGTTTCGTAGTTCTTCGATTTTGTCAAGAACTACCTGATAATTCTCTATTGCCTCAACGTTTCCTTTGTAGACCACCGTTTCTTCCCCTGTCAATCCATCCGGTATCACCTCTATTATCTCTAGATATTTCTTTTCTAGGGTGTATGGTTTAAGGTTGTTGTACACGGTTATAAGATCGTCCTTGGACTTCTGTGCCCAATCAGAAAATGGTATTGTAACCTCTTTTCCTCTAAGATCGCTTGCTATTTCTAGGCTTACCCTTGCTCTTACTATGTTCTTGTTTCTTACCGTTATGTAAAACTTACCAGGAAGATCCGATATCATTCTGGTAGCATCATTCGCAGGAACCCTAAATATGAGTTTTCCTGACTTTGTATCATTTATTTGATTTGTTATGGCCGTTTCGTTGTTAGGGAAAGGCTGATACAGAGAATACCTGTACTTGTTTCCTGATCCGGTTTCAAAGATTATGTTTATCTCTTGTGCGCTAGAAAGATCAAGGGATTCTATGGAGTCCGGGGTAACCCTAAACACGTTAAACTTAAAATAATTATCGAACGGACTAACCAATACCACAGCTTCTGTTTGCCCGAACACTATGTCCCATTCGAACAGGTCTTCAGGTATAAACTGCCCAGACTTATCTATGAATAGTTTTCCCGTAGATACAGAGACATTATTGTTTTCATAAAACGAAGGAGAAACTATCCTTTGAACTCTTATGTCCTGTTTTGGAACAGGAAGATTAAAAACGGGTCCTTCGGAAATTTTGTTGTACACCCTAAAAGGTATGACGTCTTCTCTAACATTTAACTTTAATCCGTTTCTTCCGAATTTTTTTGGTTCAAAAGAAGTCACTGACGCGGTACGAATTATCTGGCTTCCGTCTGTTTCGTTTGTAAGCCTCATCGTATAATCGATAGAAAAAGAAAACGCGGTATCGGAATTCTTCAGAATGGGTTTAAAAAGAGAAGGCTGATCGAAATCATCGGTCTGTAAAATTACGTTACTGCTGCTGTACAGTTGAGAAAATCCAACCTGTTCCGAAACGGTGAGTTCGTGTATTACAACGTACTTTCCTCTGGTTTCATTTAGTATGGCTATGTAGTCCGATATGAAATTTTCGTCCCACGTAGGATAGTATTCAAAATAATCTCCGTTCTGTTTTATTACTGCAGCTAAATTTGAGAACTGATCCTGAGGTTCTATAGAAACATAAGAAGGTACCCCGGTTGTTAGATAATCGTAACCGTTTAGAGAGTTTACCTGTTCAATTTCGTAGAAATCAAACTTTATTAAGCCTTCTGTCAGGAATCCGTCGTTATCCGAAGTAAAGTAGTAAGCTATAGCGTCCTGTTTATCAGTTGCTGCGTTGTATTCAGTTATCATGTCTGATAACGAAGGTATCAAAAACTCGACGTACTTATCGTAGTTAGCTCCGTTTATCACCATCGGTCTGGTGTTAAAAACTATGTAATCGTCACCGTTAACATATGTCTGTAGAGCAACTCTTGTGTTCTTTATCCTGTTTGTCTCTGGGTAGGAAACGTCCAAAACAAATCCACTAGAGGAAGTAAATGTATACCCAGATAAAATATGAACCCTTACCCTATCATAAGTAACGTTCCACTGTTGGGTAGGCGCATCTTCCGAAAGACTAGATACCTCAAACCTTTGATCTGTGCTTAGATATGGTATAGGGACGTCCTGTTCGGTTCTAACCCATTGGTTTGCCCCGAGTTGCACAGACGATCTATCTAAAACGTTTCCTGTAGAAAGTTCGGAGTTGTTGTCGTTTAATACCTGAGTGTAACCCTGTATCGTGTTATCTATTATCGTAAACCCCGATGAACTGGTGTTTATCGTTGTATGTTCGTACGTTATCTCTAATAGAGCGTAATCGTTTATCTTTACTAGTCTTGACTTAGGCATCAGAAGTTAAATAAATTTATGCCGACATAAACGCCGACGCTTGGAAAAAATCCCGAACCCCCTGGAGTTATACCGTATCCTATTCCTCCACCCAACATAAGTGAGAATGGTCCTGAATTTCCCTTTACGAAAGATTTATCTGGGTCAATTACTGCACCCTCAAGATCGAAGTTTATTCCGGGAAAATCGGTTCTGGCAAATATTGAATAGCTTCCCTTCTCTTCTTTTATTCCTGTGTATATCTTTACGTTCATCGAAAGATCGGAAAGTGTCGTTGATTTTGATCTCAACGAAATTTTGTTGTTAGCGATGGAAACCTCTGCGGGTAGAGATCCCTTGAACGATATGGTATTTGAGCTATCGTAATTCCTATCGTATTTAAAGGAAACTGAGAAAGTGGAATCGTTTATTTTTTCCACGTCGTTATTTACAACAATGGTATCAAAAACAAACTTTGTTACTATCTTTGTTATGACCCTTACGTTTCCCTTTTGATTTTTCAGTTCCTGTGAAAGGTCGTCGTTTAGTTTCTTTAGGATTTCAATATCGCCCATCAGAATCTTTCTCTCGTACTGTTCTTTTCCAAGCAGGTTCTTTACCTTTCTTGTTGTATCGATTAGCGCCTCATTGTTTTGATTGGCAACCTTTAGTTGCAACGCATTGGAACTGCACTGTTTTGCTGTAAACAAAAGAGCCAGAACCAATATGGCGATTGAAGCTATGTATGTTATTCTTTCTGTGTTCATTTTTCTGTAAGTACTGAGTTTATATCAAAAAGTATGTTACGTTCTCCGTATTTTTTTGTATAGTCGTCTATGAACCTTTTTTCTTTTTGCTTTATTTTTTCAAGCTGCAGTAGAGTTTCTTCGTTTTTCTTTTCTAACTTTTGTATCGAAGATAGGGTTCTTTCCAGCTTATCATTAATGACATTGTATTGCTTTATTATCGATAACGCCTCTTCCCTTTCCTTGTTTGTCATCACTTTACTCCTATAAGTTCAAAGTTAACCTGAGAATATACTATATTTATTCCTGCGTTCACTACTTGTAAGTTTACCATTGGATTTCCTGCCACTCCCATGGAGTTAAAGACAATATCGTCATACTGCGGGGAAGGATCTACACCTATTTGTTTTTCCATAATAAATGCAACCTCTGCAATCTCGTTGAATCTAAGAGGAACTATCTCCGATGATTCTACCTTTATAATGTGATTACACAGTACGCTGTTAGTAGATACAGAAGCCGCACTGATATATTGTTTATTTCCCAAACTATCTATGACAAAATAATCGTTATCTATTCCAGTGTTTGGTGCAACATTTCCAACTGCGTTTACTGAAAGCGTTCCCTCATTGAATTGTGCTGGCGCAAATTCCCTTGTGTGAGTCGAAAGATACGAATATATCACAGGGGAAGAATAAGTGACATCTGTGGTATTGTAGTAGGATGAATAAAAGGGTTGTGAAGAGGTAGGTACAGTTTTTGGTAACGGTTGCGCCCAAGGAATGGTTGAATCGTACACCATTATTGCAGTGTGCACCGGAATTGGCGATCCAAGACCAACAGTCGTCGGAGAAACATTTGGTCCAGCAAGCTTAACGTTCACGTATCCGTAAGCAACAACAGTAACACGATAAAACGCAATCTTACCGTCGCTGCTTGTATTTGCTTTTACCTTATTTAAAACCGACGCGCGCAGTCTAGGAGTTATAGGATGTACGTATTGTCTTCCTGTTACGGTATCTGCTACGCTTATGCTATAATCTACACTTATTCCAGGTACTGTTATGTCGCTTACTGCGGGAGCAGGAGACTTAAAGTCAGGGAAATCGTATTCAAGCTTTGCGGTTTGGGTAATAGGATCTACCCCGATTTTATTTTGAACCAAAGGGACGTACATCACTTCCTTTTGATACTTATACGAGTCCGTGGCCCTTGACTGAGGCCACCCCCATGATGAGATTCTAGAATCTATTAAATTACTTCCCTTAGCCGGATTAATATCGGGTCTCCATGCCGAAGCCAGAATGTTTTTAAAGGGTTCATAATTACCTTCGTTCTGCGCAACCGTTAAGTAGTCTGCCCCCCATTTCATCTGATTGTTTGCCCCAAGTCTGTTTGGAAACGCAAGTTGGTTTGATGGGTGTAACCAGTTCGATGAATACGTTATCCTGGATCCTAGGAAATTCATCAGCGTCGGGTACGATGCAAATACTGATGGATTAATGTCTAGATTTAATGTGTTTCCGCTTCCGCTTGCTATAAATTTATCGGTAAGATTTATATCAAGCGCGGTGTTTGGATTTGAGCTAAACTGTAAATTTGCTCCCCCGCCATTAACGTTAATATCTGTAAATGCGTATTGTAACCCTGTTCCTCCAGGAGGAGATGCGTTTATTACCAATGTATTTCCGGTACTTCCGGAAAAACTCACACCGGTTCCTGCTTGAAATATTACCGATGTCTGCGTGAAAGCGGTAGTTGGGCTAGACAACAACAACGTTGATGTGTCGACTAAAGTCGACATGCTAATTTGCGGGTCGATAACCACCGGATTTTGTTGTAATGGAATCCAGTTTGAATCATAGAAATATTCAAAATGATCTACGTTCCACCTAAACGATCCGTTTCCGTAATCGGAGGACGATTCGTTATTTGAAACAAATCTTACGACCCCTCCGATTATACCGGAGGTCTTTGTGTCAGAACTCGAAAACGAGCTTGTTCCTAATAGAAAGTATGGGCCATTAAACCCTGAATTGTCTGCAGGTTTGTTTATTACTGTACGGTCTGCCGAGAGATTAAATAATTGTTTATGTGTTGCATAATCGTCCCTCAGACCAAATATGGATAGGGTTTCCTGTTCGTTTCCGTCCCAATCAGAGCTGATTACATATCCAGATTCTTCTGTCCATGTTGGATCAGGAAGATCCTCTCTTGCCGGTTGGTTTGCGAGTCGTATGTTGTTTCCTTCGCTAAAGACCTTAAGCTTATAGTTTCCTCCAACGTTTCCGTCCAATCCTGAGGCAGCTTCTGCGACATCTGTAGTGAGAAGCAGATTGTTTTGTGCTAAAAGGTTTAGTATGGTGTTACTGGTCCTCTTAAAAAACGGATCATCGGTTGTATCACCACCACCAGCTCCGGTCGTCGATCTAGTTAGTGTTCCAACCTTACTCCAAACACCAGCATTTCCAACATATTGATATATGTCAGAAGTAGACAAATCTATGTATAGATCCGAATTTGCAGGTGTAGGTAGTATATTACTTGCAGGACCCCCCGTTCCGGTATACCACCTGCTGCCTCTATCCCCCTTCACACCTCTTGCTCCTGGAAGACCTGGAGGCCCTGGAGGACCCGATATTCCAGGAAGACCGGTTAAACCCCTCTTTCCTGCTGGGCCTCCTCCTGCAAATCCTAGCTGTTCAAAGTTGTAGTTAATCTTATCAAATGCCTGTGCCAGACCATCGGAGGACTGTACAAGAAGCAGATTTATTGGGGTAGTTGACATATGTTATCTTCGTTTTATATTGAATGCTAGTAATATCTGTTTTGTTCCATCTACCGGGATATCGAAATCGAACGACCTGGACTCCTGTATTCCTATGCTATCAACCATTTTGAATCCCTCGGATTCAGGAGAGGCTTCGATAGAAACAACCTCTGTCCGTGAAAAAGGTCTTTCGTAGACTTCGATGCTTTCCACGCTATAACGATACAACAGATTTCTGTTTATATATTCCTTAGATATTTCATATGGGCTCAAAGTCGTATTTAATTCTTCCCATATAGAAGAAAAGAAAGAAAATACACCAGAGTTAAACAGGTGATCGGATATAACACGATCGAAATCGATGTGTATCTTTAGTCCTGTTCCTATCGAGGAATAGAAAACGGCGCTTTCACTTGAGTTTGAAGGAACAGAAAAATCTAAACATGAATATGTGTTGGTTCTAAAAAATGTAGGAACCGACATGCTCTTTGAAGCAAGAAAGAATTTGTGATCGACCGGGTCTTTTATTCCCTCTATTGGGACATCTACGAATTCATCTTCTGCCATTACGTAAAAATCGGAGCCCCACACATCGGTTATAGGGGAAAAATTTCTCCTACCTATCGCATAAGGGAGTTTCAATAACTTTCCGTTCATGTTTATGGTTCCAAAATTCACTCCTTTTTCAGAGACACGCTTGTACCAAATGCTCAAAGGATTTACTTGTAAAACATATGTGTTGTATCCCTTAAATGAATTTAATACCTGTTTTGTGATAGAAACGTCTTCGGAAGCCGCAAAGGAAACAATGTTTTTATAGGATGGTTCAAACTCTCCATCCAACCTAAATATGTTGGTGTTGCTTTCCCTTTCTCTTATATTCACGTTTCCAAACTCGTCTAGGTTGGCTTCTTTTATTTTTGTTGGCCTTATCACTGATGGGTTTAAATAGGAAATCTTTATTTTGCTTTTTGCCTCATCGGTGTTTAAGTTCACCAAGATGTCATCAAAATCCATAAGATTCATCCTAGAAATTATCGAGTTCGCTGTTATGGAGTTAAGGGTATCCAAATATATCGGCCAATCTCCTATTGCGTATACCTTGGCTTTCTGGATGAATGTTGTTTTTCCTCCTATCGATATTACGTTGTTCTCAGAATAGTTTACGTATGTCACCGCTAAAGTTCTATCGACGTCGGATATCACTCCAAAAAAGTTATCCGAGTATATTCCATCTATAAATAGTCTTTCTTTTTGTAATTCTGGATCAAAAACCCCTCTGACCCTTGATCTTGGTATTACTATATCGATTTTCAGTTCCTGACCAGATCCAGAGAACACCGTTCCTGATACGATGTAATCGACGTTTGGAAAATACTTAACACCGAATATTTCTATGTCCTTCTGTCTATTATCGTATTTTATGATCTTGACGTTTTTGTATTGATATTGATTGTATTCGTTCTGGTCATCTCCTTCAGAAGGTGTATTTATTAAGACCGTCTCATCTTCATTGTAAGCCCTGTTTACCTTTGAAAACTCCAGAATATCGGATCCATACACCATCATTGGGCCGTATATCTTTCCGCTTTCTGTGTTTTCATAGTTGAACCTTAGATCGTACAACTGTTGAAGCGATATGGACCCATCGATAGAATAGGAATCAACGTTAATTTGAACAAATAGTGTTAAAGTTTTCCAAACTTCGTTGTATATGAGGCTTATCTTTGAAGGTTTATCTAACTCGGGTTCTACCTGTAATATTGCGGCAAACTTTGAACCGGATATGTTTATTTTAGAATCGAAAACCAGAGGGATGCCCTTAAACGTGGTTGTATATCCTGTGTTTCCTTGCTCTATGGTGGTCCACAAAAATCTTTTTTCTCTCTGAGCACCGCCAGAAAACACTTCTTCGCCATATCCAACGGTGAGATAGTCTGTAAAATAGTCGTATGTAGTGGACTTAAGGTCATCGATACTTATCCTTTTTCCGATGTACTCGTAGGTTTTTTCTACCTCTTGCAAAGGATAAAATTTTGGCCACCCGGATATGAGATACCAATCCAACGAAAACGCTGTTTTTGAGATCCCAGATTCCGTTGCGTTAACAAACATATCGTATGGTAATAGATTAGGATCAACGTTTATAAGATATGGAGCCATATCGACATTAACCGTATTTCTTCTCTTCCATCTTCCCGATGTATTTTCTAGCTTATTATTTACAGACTGTGTTGAGGTTGCAAAATTTGTTATTGAAGTTTCTTCCGTAATCCCGTTAAAACCCAATTCTATCGGATCTGATTCAGGCTGAGCAGATTGATCATCCGATTCTATGACAACACTGTAGGTTCCTTGCTCAAGATTCGTTGTGTATCTGTAGTCTAGATGGTCGTCATCAATCGGAAGAATTGTTGTATAAACATAGGTGCCAGAATTGGAAGTCTTGTCAATGTTTTGTTGTCCAAGTTTATTAAATGCAAAAGAAACAAGTCGTTTTATTTCAGAAAATACCCTCAACCTTTTTTCATCTGCCGGTAATTGGTACATGAAAGAAATCAACGCGTTCATAACGGCCTGTAGGTCAAACCCTCCTCCAGCAGATCCAACTGGAGGTTTTCCATAGACTATGTCAACCGACCACATTTCAGAAGCGTTATAGTCATAATTTAAAAAGTAGTCGCTTATATAGAAGTCTGTGGTGGTTGTAACAGTCGGATAGGATATTTGATAATCGACCCATTGCTTATCCTTGTTTAGATATTGGATCTTGAACTGATTAGGCGATTTTAAAATGTTCCATACAAAAGGAAACTGGGAATTTTCCACGACATTTGTACCCCTTTGTTTCCTCTTGTTCTGATCAAGAAAATCTGGTTCCTTTTGTGGGTCCCAATTTCTCCACTCGGTGTAAATGTTTTCGGCAATGTTTACCGATAGCTTTAGATTTTTCTGTTGGGATGTCCCATTGGCTGAAAATGGAGAGGAAAGTATTGTCGCTTCAGGTGCCAAAGATTGTCTTATTGAAAGTCCTGGAGAAATTTCTGTGTTATTTGAATTTTTGTTGGGTTGAACCCTAACTGGTATCTCGTCAAAAAAATCCAAATCAATTACATTATAAAAAGAAAGTAATGATAGAGAAACCTTGTTGAAGTCTATCACCTGTAAACGATCGTTTAATAGGCTGGGTTCTCCGTTTCCGGAGAATTTTATGAGTACCCTTTCTTCCGATTCATCAACGAGAGAACGAATGTCAGGAACGCTGTATTGCGAATTGTTCCATCTTTCAACAGTAAGTGGGCTTCCGCTCTTCGATAGTATCTTTGAATCTTCAGACAATAGCGTTGAAAAGCTTGGTTCCGTCGAAAAAACCTTTAGGTTCGACATGGAATCCAAGTTATAGATGTAATAGTTCGAAGATAGAACATCTTCCGACCTTTTTACTGTTAGAGGTTTTAGATTTGCCCCGTTTATTTCTGTTATGACTATTGATCTGTAAGGTGCATACATTCCAACAGAAATGTTCGATTGACCCGATTCCGAATAAAGATAAAGGATCCCGTTAGAAACCAGAGATTTTAAAGGACAATCAACAAATCTTTGAATAGCGATACTAACAGAAGTAGCCAGGGAATCAGACGCAGAATAATCAAAATACGTTACTTGGTTTTCCGAAACTTTGACCCTTAAAGCCTGATAATCGGTTTTTAACTTTCCTCCGTAAAAGGTCAAACGATAATTTCCCGTTTCTAAGGATTCTGCAGAAACAAATCTGAGCGGAATGTTTGATTGAAAGCTTTCGCTGTTTATTAATTCGTAAGAATCCAAATTTACGGGAAAATATTCGTTTGTGAATATCTCCAATTCTGTGTACAGATCAGTTGAAATAAGCGTGTTTGTAACTATAGGTATTTCTATGATGGTTCCCGGTGTTTTTGTAACGTTGGGACTTGGGTTGTTTGACCTTATCACAGACCATCTTCTAGAGAATTCTCCGGTTTTCTCTTCTATTGTTATCCTGTCTCCGTATGATAGACTTTGTTCTCCTACATAATCATAGAATTTAAACGATATACCGGTGTATGGATCCTTTTGTGTTTTAACAGGAACATTTACGTTGGATTTTGTTCCTATTATAGAACCCAGATCGAAGGTCTTGGAATCCAAGTCCATTAAACCAACTATAGAATTCTTATAATTTAGGAAAGAGAATGATTTTATAGAAGATGCCTGATCCTTGGATTTTATAACAAATTTTCTATTCTTAGAATTTACTATCTTTGGACCAGGAATTGCTCCGTCTGTATCAAACTCCGAAACGTTAATGAAAACCTCATCGGAATGATTGAACACCCCATCTGATTCCAACACATCGAAGAACACCTTTATGTAGGTATCTTCAACTATAACCTTATTCGCAATAAGTATAGAATATGCCGAAGAATTCTTATCGAAAAGAACCAAACAATCATTAAACTTGGAATCTTGATCAACTATCGCAGATATCCAATCCTGTATTTCGTTCCCTAATGAATCCTGTTTAGAAAGAACCAAACAACGAGATAACGAAGCCTCGGATGAATCGAACTTTATTAATCCCTGATTTAATTCAGAACCACCAGGGTACAGGTCGAATATCCTTATCCAGTAGTTTATGGAAGTAGAATAGGTTTCGTTCTCAACGAATTCAAGATTCATCAATTTCTTTTGAGCGTTATACGAGGATTTTTCTACGTTTAGGTACTTGACAAAATCACCATTATCAAGCTCGAGCCTAATCTGTGTTCCGGTTTGTAAAATATCAGAAATGTTCGTCTCGCTAAAAAAAGAAACCTTCAATGTTCTAGAAGCCTGACTTGTTTCTACTATTTCGATTTCATAACGAGAAGGTATGAGATTATCGTTAAAGTCTATGAGAGAGGGATTAGAAACAGAGAAATTTCTATCGGGTGTATCGTTAAGATCCACCACAAGTTTAACCCCGTCTGAATTTATTATGGTTGAAGAATTAAAATCGGAATTGCTCGAAGATCTTGTTTGTTTTTGTGTGAAAAGCGTTGTTGTCGAATCTACGTTAGGTATGAATCTAGAAAGCTCGATATCATCGCAGTACATTCCAAAGTATTGATTTATTTCGTAGATCCCTGATTCAACATCATCGAACAGAAATTCTATGTTTAATAACTGAGGGTTAACAATCAATCCCCTGGAAAAACCGCTCGATAAGATCTCGTTGAATTCAAAATCTGATAAGCCATCTTGTATGTCAACACCTATAAATTCGGTGTGAGAAACCCAATACCCTGTTTCTACCGAAACCCCGTTCCATTTTAATTGGTAACCCTGATTTATCGAAACTTCAAGCGGAGGTTTGGAAAAGTTTTCGTTAGATATTAGATTGTTTAGATAAGGACCCAGCTCAGTAGACTGTATGTCTATCATTTTAACAAGGCTTGCTCCTTCAAGAAGATCTTTGCTATTATTGGTTGCGCTTCTTCTAAATATGGCGAAATACGAAGGAATAGTATCCTTTAACCACAACGGAGCAAACATTCTAAAGGATTCTTGGGTTTCCCTGTTTATTGAAACCCCTGAATTAAAATCTGTTAGGTATTGCTCAGATAAATTTGTTGTAGATACTTCGTAGTCCTGATTTGGTAATTGATATATCGATGGTTTTGACAGTGTTGAACAAAATCTTGAAATATCTTTTTCAAATCCAAGATTTGTGCACCGTCTTCTGTAACCTTGTTGTGAGTTTGAACTCGCAGAATATAGCTTATCCATGTAAAGTTCTCCCTCTGAATTAACCTGAAGGGTTATCACAGAAGAAACCGGTATGAATGACCTAGATAGCTGTGATGTTTGTGCGTTTTTTATTCCCAACGGCGGTTGGTCTATCGTTTTTATAGGAGAATCAACAGGTTCAACTATGAATTCGTATTCTAAATTTTGTGTTATTCCCTGTTGAGATTCAAGCGAAATTGTTGCTGTTTGTCTCGAGTTCACAGAAACAGATGTTGAAACCTTTAAAAAATTCCTTATTTCAAACTCTGTAGAAAAAAAACAACGGTTTGTTATTTGTACTGGGTTGTTTTGGGTCGGAAGAGTACCGTTCAAAAATTTATTTAGAGAATCCTTCTCTATCAAAAATAGAGGAAATTCTCCGTTGTATCCTATGAAATCGACATATATCGAAAGATACGATCCATCAGAAGAAAAAATGTAAAATCTCTTTCCCTTTTCATAAGCCTTAAAGGAAATATTTGACACACACAATTCTAGGTAATATTCCTCCGATTGTCCTTTCTTTGCATAAAGGGTGTTCTGTTTTATGAGAACAGAAGGTACACTGGGTACGGTAATATAAATGTTTCTTTCTGGACCGGGTCCTATCGTATTTTCAATCGAAAGGATTCCATAACTATCGTTAACGTTAACTTTGTAACTTAACTCGTTCCTACAAGAATTGTTGGAAACGGGTATGTAAAATGAATCTTGAAATTTGTCTGTGTATATTTTCATTTTACGATTGTGTTGATGTTACTGTTGTTGTAGTATATTCTGTCACCGTTTGTGCGGTGTACGATGCGTTAACGATGAAATCAAAAGAGAACGTAGGTTCTCCTTTTATCGATATGTCCATTCCTAATCCCCTGACATAGGTTAAGTTTGCTATGACTCCGTTTAGTGCTCCTCCGACGTTTCCTAAATAATCGACCATCCTGTATTGAAAAACCACAGGTATTGTAATTTGATTCTCGGATCCAAAATCCAATTCTACAGAAGAATCCAAACCTGTTCCCTTAACCTTTATAGCCTCCATGCTAGGAGCCTCCACGAACAAATAGGATCCAACCGTATTTGAACCTATGAGATATCTATCATTCTGGTAGAACGATTGTTTCATAGGATAAGGCCAATTAGATCCAACAATGGTGGAAAAATCTGAGTAAGAAGCCTGTGGAGAAGGAAGGTTATTTATTGGAGAAGAGGTGAATGTAGAAGCATGATAAAACTGAGGGTACCTAAAGGGAGCGTTTGACGCCAGAGAAGGGTTTGTATTGTTTAGATTTTGAGAATTGAAGTATTGATCAATAGTCAATGAAGATGCCGTTTGCAAATTAGGTTGGTTTGCACCATCTACAACTCTAATGAACTTCACAGCAGGGTGATCTATGCTTACGCAAAAGTTGCTTAACGCTCCCCCGCCTAGTGGCTTTAGATATTGTATTCCGTTTATGGTAACTGTATTTGTTGTATCAAATGTTCCGTTCCAAACCTTTGTGTTTGCTGTCCCTGATGAGGTCGGTTTTAACAATTGTGCGTTTGTAAAATACCTTGTTCCACCGTTGGCTGCTACATTTCTAACGTAGATGAATTGCCCTGCCTGTTGACGAGACTGGAAAGGAACAGGTTGCATTGCAACGTTTTCTACATCATAGAAATTTGCTTTTCCCCTTTGAGGTGCGATCGCCAATCCAATAGGAGCTATATCGTACTGTTTTTGTGCATAGTCCGATGGAACTTGTATTCCCTTGAATGTAGATAAAATAGAAACCGGGGTTCTTGGAAGAAGATCTGTTAGAAGACCCGGGAATTGTGATATGAGCTGAAGAGGAGTGGCCGAAGTGTTATCAATAATAACATCGTATCTCTTTGTTATTATTGCACCTGCTCTTTCGGTAGAAGGAACCGCCTTTAGATCCTCTGTGTAAAAACCCGAGTTTACCTTTATAGTAGCGCCGTTTGAAACGGTTGTTATGTTTCCAAAAGGATCTTTGATCCTAACCCTTAGTGTGCCTCTCGCGCTCTCTATCTTGGTCTGTAACGCAGTTATTTTTTCTTCTAGTTCACGAATCTTTTGGTTTATAGTTACCAACGAGGACCCTGTTAAGCTGTAATATATCGAGTCTCCGGAGTGGGCTATGTATGAACTGCCTACCTGTTGCACCTGTTGTAGGTGTTGGTTTATTCCAAGGTTTGTTATTGTATCTTGCAATCCCTGTTGGGCAAGCCTTGTTTGTATTGAGTTAACCAGGTTTGCTAAATCTGGACTGACCAACGAATCTGGAAAATCAACTATTATGCTTGAAGAAAAATCGCTCTCTAACGGATTAGATGGCCATCCTGCTTCTGATATACTTGCTACCTGTATCTCTAACCTCTCACCCTGGGTTATTGCAAGGTTTAACTGTTGTGTGTTTACCTGATTAGGGTCCTGTATATCGCTTCCTGTCCAAACTACCCTTCCATCGGGAAGAACCGTTTTTGTTCTTGGCTTAGTTACGAACTCTTCATATCTAGAAAAATAAGCAGAGGTGTCAGCGCCGGACGTGGTTGTGAAAGGTATCTGTCTTGCAGATGCAACAGAATCGTTAACAGGAAGATACCTGTACTTTACCCTGAACGCAACTATTTCTTCTTTTCTACCGCTTGTCGATGTTGTGGCGGTAGGTATTTCCCAAAAACCGAACACTGAATACTTTGCATTCGTTGTAGACAGGTTGGGGTTTTGGTTTATGAAATTCTGTGCGCGCGTTAACAGACCCGCATTTTGTTCGTTCAACGAATCTATTTGCGACTGTAAGCTCTTCTTTGATGATTGATAGGATTGAACCTGGGAAGTAGAAAGATTTGCGTTCGAAGTAAGTATCGAATTTATCTTGTTTATTTCCGAACCAAGGCTCGATATAGTCCTATCGTTTATCTGTATCTGGTTGTAAATCTGATTTATCTCTTGTTCAGATTTTACTCCCTCCAACTGATCGTTTAATCTTTGAACGGTAAAATTTTGAGGAAGTATCTGAGGAGGAGAAGGCTTGGTACCAGTTAGTATGCTTACCCTCTTTTCCCTCGCCTGCGCCAATAATTCTTCGCTGAGATCCACAACACGTGTGTTATAAAAATCGGTTATTGTTTGATTTCCTGCTGCAGTTTGATAAAAAAGTTCGTTGCTGTAAAAAGCTACGCCAGGAGACCATTCCGAAGACATGATGTTATCGAATATCGGTTTCATGAAGATTATCTGATACTCGTCCACCGTTATAGGAACAGAAATTATCTGTGAGTTGTAGAGCTCGCTCTGTATGCTAAGTTCATCTACTCCTATGGCGATTACGTCCTCGCCCTGTAGCCTCTTTAGTGTTACAACGTTTGTCGTAGAATCCACCTCTTGGACAGCGAACGTAGATGCTCCTTTCACCAATACATCTCCGGGTTTCAACGTCTGATTTGATCTTATCCTTGATATGCTATCGGTGTAAGATAAAGAAGAAAAGGTGTATCTTCTTGTGTTTGATTGACCTGATACCTGTTCAAGTACTTGAGTTACCGTAAAGTTTCCAAAGTAGCGAGGGGTAGATAAAGGTAGATCTATAGTTTCATCGTCGATACTAAAGTTTATTATTCCGTCTGTCAGAAATATAACGGTTTCATCGAACGCGAGATCCGGTCGATTTCTAAAGTTATTATTGAATATAGTTTGTTTATCAACAGAGTCTATGTTAAGTATCAGTCTTCTAACCATCACCTTTTTTACAGACGAATCGATCTTTCCTGTTAGATCAAATCTAACAACCATCTGCGGTGATACCAAATTGTTAAAGAAGTAATTGTCCCTAGGAACAAAGTTTGTTGGCACAGTCAAAGAATTTATACGACGAGGGGCCGGATTTAAATTTACAGCTATTACCTTCTGATAACTTCCGTCCTGCTGTCTAACCAAAACATCTGTTTGACCTATTCCCGCAAGCTGATTTATGTTGTTATTTAGTCTCTTTAGTTCGTTGTTTATGTAACCCAAGGAAGGTATAGTAAGGCTAGAAACCTGACTATTTTCTAAAGTCAACTGCACATCTATAGATTCGCTTGATGTACTCGCAGTAAGAGCAAGAGTGTTCAATATCTCTATTGCATTCTTGTTTATTCTTGTTAGTTCTGCTATGAAACTATTTGAGCTATTGAATACTGCGGACATATTATCTAATTTTTTCGGTATTGAAAGTAAATGTGTTCTTATCCAAACAAACTATTTCGATGTATGGTGTGTTTCCTGAGAGCGCAAAGCTGTTAGCATCAAAAGATCCTACAACTACGCTATACGGTGAGCTAGCGCCAGATTTGTTTGACGCATCTGTCAATATGGTGAACTTTCTATCAAACAGGGTTGATGTCTTCAAGAGATTCACCGGTGTAGAAAAACAAACCCTTATCACCTGACCGGTTTCGAAATCGTTTTGCGAATCATCTATCAATAAAACCATATCTAGGTTTGGTTCGAACACTGCATTATTTGCTGTTTTAAAAAGCAAGTAGTTTGTTCCAGTCGTTAGACTTGCGTTGTAATTGTAAGATGTCGGCGTCTGACTATATTGCTCTAAATCGATGAAAGGCTTAGACGCATCAAAATTATAACCCTCTCTGGTGTTGTTTATAAACACCTTTCCTCCCTGTTTTAGTATGGAAATTCCAGGACCAGATTTTAAAACGTCTGTGTTATATTGAACCTCTACACTTGATTTATTGTTGTAGATGTTTAATATTTCCTGGTAGTTTCTATTTATCAGTTCAACAAGCGCCTTTGAATTTGTAAAATATGCCTGTGATGTCAAATACTGATCCTCAAGTGTTGTCACCCTTGAATCAAGGGAGTCTATCGAACTTTGGGTTATCATCAGATCTTTTGTTTCATCGATCTGTTTTTGTAAATTAGAGACGTCTGCTATTTGCGTTAAAAGGAGATCGCTTGCGTTACGAAGTTCTGTCAATGCATCGCTAAAAAGCTGCATAGAGAACGTATTGTAATCGTTTATGCTTGCCTGAACTGAGGTATCCTCGACGTTTGTGTCAAGTCTAAGATTTATCCTAAACCCGTAAGAATTTCCATTCATGTTGGTATTCTTATTTGGTTTGTATTTTGTAAATCTTGGAATGAACGCGCCAGAGGTTGACGATTGAACATCATCAAGGAATAAAACCCCGTACAGATTTGTTGCCCTTTCGTTTGGATCTGATTGGGAAACAATATCATAGTAAACTAGAACCGCATTAAAATCAAACGTCACGCTTCCTGTGGTAACGTTAAATTGCTGCCATGCGTTTATCGCATTGTTCTGTACTGCCTGTTGGTAGTTAGAAAGACCAAAATCTATTCCTATTCCATCTAGTCTGCTACGTCTAAAATAAACGTCCTCTCCTGCCATTGATCCCAGACCGGTGATTCTAAGATCGTCGTTTCTTGGATCGTTTAATCTTATTGGTTCCAACAAGTAGCTGTTGTTATTAGGGAAAGACCACCACCATTCGTCGTTTACATAAAGTCCGTTGGAATCCTTTTTTGCCAATTGATATGTTGGTTCTTCATATGCTCCCTCGGAATCATAATAAGCCCTAAAATCCAATCCTGCCGGTTGTGTGTCTTCCGCTGTTCTCCCTGATATGTAAACGGAATCTATAGGGTTGGTTGCATTATATTGAAAAACCGCATTTGCCCCGTAGTTTAAATCCTTTGTATCGCTCTTTAGAAGAACATAAGGAGAACTTCCTGTTTCTGTGGGTATGTGAATGTAAATCTCAGCCTGGGTGTTTCCTTGAAACTTCGATGTATTCGTTATATCGATGTCACCAACGTATTTTATCACCCGTGAATAAAAAGAGGTTTCGTCCTCTTCTACAAACCTTTGACCCACGTTTGTGCTGTTCGTTGAGGTTTCCGAAGAATTTGCTTCCCTAAACCTAACAGCTCCTATCTCTTTAAGCCATTTAAAGAATACTCTCTCGGAAACTGTTGGAAGTTTTGTAGAGTCGTAATTGGGATCGCTTGTTATTAGGGTTTCTAAATTAAGCGCATAGTTCTGAAAGGATTCCGCAAAGGCTATGTTAGGGTCGTTAGAGGTATCGTAGACCTTAGAAAAAGCCCCTGGGATTGATCTCAGTTGTATGTAATTTTCATCGTTATTTGGTAAAGCGATGTTTGGTATGTTGAGTAATGCGAACTTTGAGAACGATATGTTATAGTTCGGATTTGTGAACGTAAAACTAAGGTCCTCGACGCACGAAGGAAAGGTATAGAACGTTCCTCCTTGTACTCTTATGGGTCTTATAAAGGGTGCTACTGCCATGTATGTCTTATATATTTCTTAGAAAAATGTGTTAAAAGTTCCTTGATCGGAGAATCCACTGTATCCTCCGGTAGAATCGTTGAATCCCATTATCTCCTCGAGAAATATTGTGTTGGGAAGAACGTTTTCTATTATAGTGCTGCTGCTTGTCGTCTCAACATATTTCCACGTTGAAGAATTATGAGGTTTGTACCTAAACACATATCTATTAAATCTTTTATTTTCCTGTATTTGTAATCTGACGGAAAATACGCAGTTTAAAAGATTGTGTTCAAGAATCTCTTCCTGTGTAAGGTTAGAGATATAGTAGTTTAAAGATATCGGTATATTTATTTGATCCACCTCGGAAATAACGTACCATTTTGATCCTGAGGCACTTGCACCGGTGGGTTTAAAGGAAACCATAGCGTCTAATACACCGTTATCAAAGGATAGAACGATTGCTTTGAAGTAGTCTATTCCGTAATTTCCTGATTTAACATCTATTAACGATTTAGATACGTATATCGTGTCTCCTTTTTTGTATTCGAACTGGTAAGGAATTTCCAGGTTTATTGTCACCTTTGATCCCGCCTTTATCTTTTTGAGATTTAAAGGCGTAGTAGGAGGTATAGATGAGGTCCATGAAGAACCGCCGTTAGATGTCGTCTTTATGTAGGTGTCATTTCCAGAAGACCAGAACAAGGAAGTGTTTAACATCTGTACGGAATAGAGGCTTCCGTAACCTGAAATCGTTGAAGGGTTCCAATTTATCCCTCCGTCGGTTGTTTTTGTGACAGAGCCGTTATTTCCAACACAAATCCCAACGTTTCCTATGAACCATACAGAGCGAAGATCATTGCTTGTTCCTGAATTTCTTGTAGTCCAAGAGTCTCCATCGGTGTTTGTTCTTATTATGGTTCCGTTCTTTCCACATGCATATCCTCTAGTTGAGCTCGTAAAAAACACGCCAAGAAGATCCTGCGACGTACCCGATACAGATGTTTTGTCCGTCCATGTCGATCCACCGTCCTCTGTCTCTATGACAGTACCGGAGTTTCCAACTGCCCATCCTGTCAAAGAATCTATAAAATGAACCGAGTTAAGGTTGGTTACTACACCAGAAGTCTGACTAGACCATAATGATCCGTCCGAGGTTCCGTACAGTACTTCCCCGTTTGATCCTACTGCCCAAATGTTATCTTCGTCCAACAGGGTTATAGAATGTAGGTTTTCGTTTGTTCCCGAATCTATTTCTTCCCAAGTTTCACCGCTGTCGGTTGTTTTAAATATTGATCCTGAATTTCCAACAACAAAACCAGTATACATTGATTGTGAGTTAATGGTGTCCATAAATGCAATCGATCTTGGCGTGTTCTTCATTTCCTTCGGGGTCACTAGCTTCCATGTAGATCCGGAGTTAGTTGTTTTTAAAACCACCGGATGTCCTTCGTTGTTTGTTCCTACAGTAAATCCCAACGAAGAGTTAATGAAAAATATAGAGTAAAATAGATCACCCGGTGTCATGTCGCTTATTTGGCTACGATATGTCGGTGTTCCGTCTATGATCACCTCAAACCCTGATTCTGGGTTGTCCCTTCTTTGAAGCCTCAAACTGTTTCCTTTTATCAGTTGAGGATAAGAAAGCACGCTTTCTGGTGATTCTATCCATAAACTTCCGTTTGAGCTGTAAGACAACAAAGGCTTGTTTATTATCTTCGATAGATCCTTTGCATTAAAATTTACCTTACGGATTATATCGTTATCGATATCAAAAACAGATCTATTTGCGTATTCGGTTAAAGGACTCGAAGAAATGAAGTATACCTGTTCCCCGAGCTGTATGGAATCAACATACTTGGAAAACACATTAGAATATGTCGAATCGGCGACAAGAACCTTTGTTATGTTTCCGTATGTCGGATCTGTAACGTCTTGAGTGTCAACTATTACCAAATCGAACACGCTTAGGTCCAACTCGTTCACAAAAAATATCCACCTTCCGCCGTTTAACAAGTTTCCTTCTTGGTTTCCGTTATTAACAAAACCATCGATCCATATTTCATATAGATATCCGCTTGTAGAATAGTTTCCTCCCTGTTGATTCAGCGTGTAGGAAGAAAAGACAGAATCTATCGTTAGGGTTTTTGAAACCCTAAGTATTTCCCCCGTTGAAGATTTCCATCTTACAACATTTGCGTTTGACACCGGAGAAGGACCTGATGGATTTCCATCCTCAAGCCCTGGACTGTATCCAAACGGATCTTTGCATGTTAGTTGATTGGACATCCTTGGAACTGTAATGTTTCAAATGAATCGAACACCGTGATGAAACCTTTCTTGTTTATCGTTTTTGTGTTTCCGTTTAGGTCGATCACCTCGGCCTCAACGTCAAAATCCCCGACCGAATCAAACGTCCAAACAAAGTAAGGATTCTTTGTTTTTAATAGAAGAACCCCCGTCTCTGAATCTGTAAGCTTCCATATTACGTCAACCACCCCAGATATCTGACAATTTGCAAGGTTGAAGAACACGGTAGAAAGGGTTAACGCATCAACATGATCGTATCCTATGTAGGTTTCATTCCAGTTGAAGCTTCCATTTAGATACGGACCGTATTGAGATTTCATCAAGGCCGGAAGATTTCCGTTACACGTATCGAAATATTTTACAGGAGGAAATGTAAATCCGCCCTCTTCCCATGCCCTGTAATTTGACTCCTCTCGTGGATCATAGTTTCCTATGTTATCGGTGTCTCTGTATTTTCTAAAATCGTAAACCGGATATGTGTGAGAACGTGTTGGGAAATTTCTATAAATTCCTGTTACACCACCATCGAACTCTATGTAACCCAAAGCATTCACACCTGGGACCTTTGCGGTTGCCAGTATCACATAAGTCGGTGGAACATAAATCTCTCTAGGAGGGGTTGCAGTTCCATCGAAAACCAATGTTTGCGGTATTTGTCCCCATGGGGTAAAAAACACACGGTAATCAGTGAAATCGGTTATTGATGAGTATTCTATGCTGTCTTCTACATTTATGACTATTTCGCCTATCGAGTTGAATTCCGCTCCTAGAGATGATATCGTGAGTTCTATGGTTTCGCTGTTATCGGATTTCACGACCTTTATCGTGTTTCCCGGAGAGAAATAGGGAAGACCTGATATGTCTTTATCAAAATCAAAGTTTACTGTAGGAGAAACCGAAGAATCCGAAGAGTTATCGTTTAGAAAATACCCATCGTTTACCTCATAGCTTATTGATGTATAGTACGGCCACACGTTGCTCGCAGGATCGGGTAAAACCCTAATTATTCCCATGGTTTCGTTGTAAACGGCTATTGTGTAGTTGAACATTGAAATCTCTTGGATTTGGGATTCCTTAAGAGATTGAAGCGCATCTCCCATCGTCATATACTGATCGTTTGGAAATTCAAATAGTTCTCCGTCGTTTATACGTATTGAACCCCCAGGAGAAACAGTGTTTATGATGAAACCACATGTATAACTTGGATGATAGTCAAATGATCCCCATGTTCTAGAAAAAGCATTTTTCCATTGAACAGGTAAAGACGACCATTTATTCACAGATAGTATTCCCGCCCATTTTTCGGCGTAGTCTACGTCAAACTCGGAAAAATCTATTGAATAGCTAGTATCAACGTTTGGCAAAAGATTTGCTGGGTCCTCCACTACAACGTTTGTATAAGAACCATCAAAAAATACGTTGGACACATGGAACGATATCCCTGCGTTTACATTTCCCCAATATGCAAGTACTTCGTTTGTTGCAGGATCCGGTAACTTTTCTAACGTCTTATCAGGATCATTAAAAAATATCGAGGTCCTTCCGTTATATGCGTTTGTTGTTCCAGGCGTTAGTCTTGTAGAAAAGTTAAAATACCTAAGTGTACAACCGTCAACCGAAGGAATTATAGACCCACCGGTCTGAGAGGTAGATATGTTGAAATTAGAATACCTTCTGTCCGTGGTTTTAAATTCAACCTCAGTTTTATCGGTCGTTACGTTATAATAACTGTAGGTGGCTATGGCATCGGAAAATTCTACATCTCCGTTTAACATTATTTCTATGCTTAACCCAGTTCTGATCCATTTAGTTAGATTTCCATCTAACTCTGTTTTGTATTTAGGATAATAACCCGCCTCGCTTATTTCCGGGGTCATTGAATTAAACGTTAAAGAGTCTAAAGTAACCCTAGATATTATAGATATCAGTTTTCCTTTTATTACGGAATCTTGGTATTCTCCACCTACGTATAGAGTTTTTTTCGCAGAATCATAAGACATCACATTTGTTGATGTTCTTGATTCCGGACCCTTAAATATAACTATCTGATCCTTTGTCAACGCAGTCCTTGCGCTGGTATCAGGTTTATAATAGTTTCCAAACAACAAAACAGTTTTGTTTTCGTAATCTATGTCCGCTATCTGTGCATTTTCTACCTCGTCCAAGAAGTCCTGGTCAAAATACCTAGAGGAGTTTATGTCTGCCCATCTTATTACCGATTGCTCCCAAGTGGTGTTTTTAAACCTTCTTGGAGATGATCTTCTAGATGTTCTACGCTTTCTTGTTGGTCTAAGAACCCCTTGGTTTCTAGTTGCCCATGACCAGTTTCCTTCTTGCCATGTTCCGTATATTTCGTTCCATTCATCAACGGTATTAGAAGCACGATAAAACCCAACGAGGTTTGACGATTTCATGTTTGCAATAAAGGCTGATCTTATCAATCTTGATTGAACGCCGCTACTAGTAAGATAGTACGCAAGTTCTACATCGTACGTTCCCTCGTAAGGAACGATGACCTCGTGTACAGTCAGCTCGCTTAGCTTTCCTCGTTTAACATATGTGAAGGGCCTTGCGTTTCCTGTGGAATTTATCCTCCATTCCATCTCATAGACGTCTCCGTCAGAAAGACCTCCCCATGTGAACTGGCTTCCAGGAAGAACGTCTTCAGATTCCTGAAGTTTGTTCCAGGACATACCAAGATCCTTCCAATAAAGCTTAAACGTTTCTGCTGTACAAGTTACCTTTGCTCCGATTTTTTGAATTCCGCTTTCTAAAAACGTTGGAGCATTTTTGTTTACGTAAAAACTAGAAAGCTCATAGTTCGAAAGATCGGAAACGCTGTATGCAGAAAGCTCTTCTATCGAAAGACCCTCTCCTATTGGGTTTGTTTTTTTATACGGATTGTCTTGATCTTCTATGTAAGCTATCGTTGGTTCAACCTTAAACTTTATGTCAAGATAATCCGGTGATGCAACAACGTATTGGTTTTGCGTTAACCATGATTCTGTTGCGTATGTGTCAAAATAGACGCCTTCTCCCGTTATGTCAACTATTCTTGCGTTTAAGGGAAGAAAATATTTCTTCAAAACGTTTTTTAGGGAAAAAAGCTTTATCAGTATTTCTTCGTTTGTGAACTGAAACGCATCTTGCGTTATCGGTTCACCGTTATCGTCAAAGGTTCCGGTCAACTTGTTTATGTCATAAACAAGACTAAACTTGCTAGTTTTTTTCCATACCTGACTTGGAACCAAGGAATCGCTGTTTATCCCCTTTAAATTAAGAGGTACCTCGGTCTGTTTATACTTCCCATAAAGAGAAGAAGTAATGTCTATGTTTTTCCAATATTCCTTTAGCCTAAGATCTCCATACCCGAAAAACTTTAGCGCATTTATGAACCCTTTATAGGAACCAGTGTAAGGAAATATCTCTTCTCCTGCAGCAAGTAGTTCTTTTCTCTTTTCGTTTATTATTTGATAGTCTGGAAGGGCCTCGTTTACGTCTGCGTTTCTAAACACCGGTCCAACCTCAGGAACTATATCATTTCCAAAGTTTTCCAGTATGAGTTTAAATCTTTCATCCTCTCCCTCAACTTCACCATAAACTGCAATTTCTGCAACCTTCTGCGATTCTTCTATAAGGTTCCATTCAACTACCACACACGAAGAAGCAGCAGGAACGTAACCGTTCTTATTATTACCGAAGAAAACATTTAATTCTGACGAGTTGCTTTTTTGTATGCTTACCACCGATTCTTTTGGATCATAATCCTCTATCTTATCGATGATCTTCATCGAGGTGAGCTGCTGATCTGTCACCAATATTCTATACGAAGAGAAATCTGTTATAGAGGAAAAGAAAGAATTGTCCTCGATATCGACTATCATGATATCTGTCGATGTATTGTAATTGCTACCTATTACTGTGCAGAAAAATATCGAGGAAGGGCTGTTGTTTTTTATTATTGCTACGGTAGAACCAGGCTGTAAACGTGACTCGGATTCAAAACTTCTTGGAGAAGAAAACTCCGCAGACATCGAACCCGGAGTTATGCTAGAGCTTGATAGAAGCTGAAACCCTGACTGTGGTTGCGCAACATAGATGTTAAAATAATAATCGCTTGGATTAAAGGAAGAGTTTACATCTATCGGATAAATCTGGTTATTTAAACCGGTTCCGGTGAAAACCTGTCTTTGTGTTTCCGATACAGAGGTGAGGTTTGTATAGTATATCTCGAGGGTCCTTGCATACCTCGATTCCTCTTCCGAAAACAGACCCAGGTTCAATTGCATGACCCTGGAATCTATTTGGGTTCCGTCTTCTATTATTCTAAACAGGCTTGCATCAGGATCCACCGCGATTGGTTCACCCCCGGAAAAGGTAACGCCCTCTATGGCATCGCTTGATCCATTATCCAGGTTTACGTCCTGATACTCGAGTCTTTTTATTAGAGGATAATCCCCAGCAGTGTCTACATCAAAAATGAAAAGGTTGTCTTTGGCTATTCCCTCTCTCCACTTTACGCTAAAATACGAGTTTTCTGCGCCTCTCGGGAATGTGTAAACATATGCTTCTATTTTCCACGAGGAAATAGTGCCTGATCCAAATTTTGAAATCGCCCTAACATAAAGAGAACCATCACCTGGATTATATCCCTGTACAGAAGCTACGAAATAATTAGACTCATCTGATTGATCTATTACCTTGACTTGTTGCCCAGGGTAATAAATGCGATCGAGCAAGTCGATATCGCTTGGATCCGCGTTAACATTTAACGTGACTATTCCACTCAGCCCTATCGGTAAGGTACCAAGGTTTATTGATTGAGAAAAAGAATATTCATACTTTACCTGTTCGGCAATGAAGATGTGTTGTACTTCATATAGAGATGTGGAAACCCTAGGAAAATAGAGCATTCCATACCACACACCGTATGTCCTACTTAGGTTAAGTTCATTACCTTCTTTATCGAAAAATTTAAGGTGACGACCTACCTCTATAAGCATATTAATTTGATTTAACGGTTGTAGTCGTTAGAAAATTTTCCAGGAAATTCGCATCCTCTGTGTACAAGAAATTGTTTCATTACATTTCCTGTATTATTGCACCATAAAGGTTCAATATAATCCACTGTGAACCGGTCCATGCAAGCTCTACGCAGCTGTTAAAAACGTTTGTGCTTGATGAACCATCGTTCTTACAGATAAGAATTCCTTGGTTTCCTACAGAAGAAGAATCAACCCCTAATATTGTACCTCCGGTTGGGGCCATTAAGTAATGTTCCGCAGTATTTGTAACATCACTATCAAGGGTTGTAACTATGGTTATCCTTTGACCTATGTCCCCTGTGTTGGGAAGCCTAACGTCCTTTATGTTATAACCATCAGCAGTGTTTGTTGGGTCGTATTCGTTTGTCCACTGTAAAAGAAAAACGCTAGATCCCGCAGTCACTAAATTTCCAGTTGTTCCAGAGACGGTTGCGTATGAATCTTGATCGTACGCAGGAACGAATGCGTTGGAGAAACCGGTCTGGATGTATGATCCGGAAACAGAAATTCCACCGGTGCTGGTTATTTTATTCGCAGAATTAGTTAGGTTTATGTTTCCACCCGAAACAGTTATCCCGTTTGTGACAACCAAGGAATTGGTTGTCAATGTCTGCCCAACACCAAGATTTCCGTCAACATCTGCGGAATTTTCAACACTTAGTCCTATAGTAGTAAAAGGATCGGTTGAAAGTTTCTGTACCGTAACAGAGTTAGCAGTAAAATCACCGGTTGTTGTATCAAGGTAATTATCTGTTATGGTATCCACTGCTGTTTTTAGCGCAGAAAAATTATTGTTAAGGGTTATTCTGGACGCTGCAATTTCGTCCGTTTCTAGTATTTCTGTTATTGTTACTGACATCTTTACCTTAATTTTTGTATATATTTGTTCAAGTCAATTTTAATTTCTTTATCTTTTCTATCGCCATTTTGTTATAGATTGATTCGCTTATAACTTCCTTTATCTCAATGTTAAGAGAACACGGTACTTCAAAATCTAGTGTGTCGTTGAAGTAGTTTCCGTACCTATCATACCAGCCTCCTCTTACCAATGGGAGTTCTCCTTTTCCTATTATGACATCTCCTTGACTATCTATGCCTATATCGGCAGGCTCAGGTACACCGGGGGTGGTAGCCAATTTTTGCAACCATTCGGCTTTTGCCCTTTCGTTTTCCTCGCATAGGAATTTAACGTTCACGGAATCTATTCCCTTTATTCCCTCTAAAATTGCAACTATATCACTCTGCGGTATTCTGTCCCTTCTAACAAACGAAAGCAAATAACGATTCAGCTTTGAAACAATTTCAGATTTCAAGAGGTCTATTGATACGTTATCAAAAACGACCAGACTTATGTTCATAACATATCTCTTTAAAACCGGTCTAAGAATTCTCATTTCCGAGGTGACTAACATAGACCCTGATTCTTGTACGTAATCTCTTATCTTGTTTATTTCATCATCAAACAGGGTGAATTTATCCAGATCTACGGTGAAGTAGTTTTCGTTTGTCTTTAATCTTTTCTGTATTTCTGGCACAAGATACACATAAACCACGTTGTCGTCTTCTAGGTAATCGTCACCAAACGTGTCGAACGCATCGACTATAGAAAAGTAGTTTAATTTTTGTAGGAAATAGACGTAGTTTTCCGGTCTTGCCAAGACAAACGACCTTGAGGCCTTTGGTGCTATTATTTTTGTTAGTTCTATTGGTTCAGAAAACGAACCTAACACCACCCTCGATGCTAACGCTATGTTTATTCCGTTGTTAACGTCTATTGTGTTACCAACCGCATCGAAGACAGAGTCTATGAATTTAAACTTTGCCTTTTCGGTAAAATCTATGATGTTTCCAAACGCACCATCGGTTACAAGATATTGAATGGTTATAGTTGAACCTACCGGTGGCCTCTTTCCGTACTGTTCGTTTCCAAATATTACGTCTATTCCGTTATTTAGAGATGTCTTTACCAAACACCCTGGAGTATCTAAAGGAATATCGTATAAGCTATCATAGATTGCGTATTCTTCTCCGTTTACGTAAACATTAACATAGAAATTATCGATGTTGTTATTGTTCTTTACCACAGCATTGAACGTTTGTAAGGATTGCCCGGTTCCGGTAAAAGACTGGGTCTCTACTTTTCCCTGGACCATCTTTACCCTAACGGAGTTTCTTTGACCTATGTTCATTCTTATTTCTTCCCTTGGGGCAAGAATCGAGTAGTAAAGACCGTTATTCAAACACTGTATGGTTGTAAAATTCGGTATAACGACCTGGTTGTTTGCTGCCTGTATTGTTTCCCCCGTAAAGGTGAGATCTATGTCTCCTGTTGCAGCTATTGCCCTGGTTGGGTTGTGTCCGGCCAATCTTGCGAGACCGTAAATCGAACTTTTTCTGGTAGCGGTGTATATGTTTAACTCAGTTATGCTGTCTTCTATGTAGAAAAAGACCTTTTGCGTGAACGCAGATATTGCAATTAATAATTGACCGTATGCAGAAGAAGGACCAAAAACCGATCCTGACTGTGAATACGCGTTCGAAAAATAGGTCTTGGCATCAGAATAAACCTGAGAAAAGAGTACCCTTATTTTATTTAGAAGTTCGTTCACCCTTTACTAATTTTTTAGATACCAACAACCGTGGTTTTATCGTCAATCGAAGCAAGATCTGATAACCCACCGCTTCTTATGATGCAGTTTGTTATCTCACCCTTGACATTGTGTGGAAGATTGTCTATGTAGCAGTTAGAAAACTTATTATCGATCATCTTTATGTAAGAGGATTTTAATTTAGAGTCTTCTATTTTATTATCCATGACAATTTCACAGAAAAATAATTGAGAAGATTTTATTTCGCAGCCTATCAAGGTACATTGATCCAATATCGAATTTTTCAATTTGCAGTCTATTAGGTCGTAAAACGATAGTCCCCAAGGTTTCTTAAAGACACCGTCCTTTACCTGATATCTGTGTAGATCAATATCTAGATTAACATAGCCTGATTTTAATCCATTCTTATATATCAGATCAAATAGCACCTTTCTGTATTCATCCCAATAAGTTGACAGAAGTTGATCACCATTTTTCAGGTCAACGTAAATGTCTATGTCTTTGTAAAATATTGAGAATACCTTGTGGTTTAACATTCCGTTTATGAACTTCTTGTGTTCAACCAATCGGGTTCTCAATCTTGATACGTTTTCTTCGGTATATTTTGGATTTAAAAGACAATCGTATATTGTAAAGACCGCGTAATCCATGCACTCCAATATAGCCTTTATGTTGTCTTCGTAATTTTTTCCTCCGAGATATCTCATTTCCAGGTAACCCTTTGCGAGTTTCGCAAAGTTAAATCCAAAATATTTTTCTTCAGGAACAGAAAAGCTTGAACGGTTTATGGTTTTTATGTTATCATCAAAACTAAAAAGATTGTTAGGAAACACATAATCGATCGATCGTGCAAAAACGTTTCCGCTTCTGTTTGGAAATTTAGAGAAAATGTAATCCTCATCAAACGAAAGAATGAGTTTCAAAACATCAAGCGCTGATATATCGATGTTTTTATTTGGTGTTTTAAACTTATCAAAACTAATGTTTATGTGAATTCCCGATCTATCGTTTGTCTTTCCGTTTTCTTTGATCCAGTTTAAAACCTTTGCCATGACAATTTTTGCTTCAAAGAATGGAGTTGGACCCGTGACAAGCTCTATCATGGATGCTCCTCCGGAGAAGTCGTGTTCTAGCTTATAATTATTATAATCCACAGGAACATCGGTATGGGATCCAGGAACTTTTTCCCCCTTTGGATTGGTTTTATAACCAGGAGCAACATTTTTTCCAAGAAGAGCCGAGAGTTCGGCTGCAACCATCGAGAAATTCTTTTTTCTAGAAAAGAACTCGAACTCGAACCCTATAAGGGCCGAGTTCAAGATCTCATTCTTTGATAGAAACTCTTTAGTTTGTTGATTCATTTTCGTTTATTATGGTTGCAGAAATCCTGTTGCATTTTGGCTCTATTTGATTTATTCTTATCTTTATTTCTCCGCCTATCTTTAATCTATTATTCTGACCAAATTGACCCTTCATTGATATCGTGCTACTTATTCCGCTAAACTCTAATGTTACGTAAGGTCCCTTTATGGAAACAACCTTTGCGCTCATGGCTATATCGCTATTTTCCCTTTCTATGATGTTTGCCATCTCTTGCAGCCTAAGTATCATTTGTTCTGTTGGGTTTTGCGTGAGAATGAAATTCTTTGGAGGAATTATGTCCCTTACCCATATGTTTATTTTGTTGCCTGGTCTAACTTGTCCGTTCTTAAACAGGTTCATCGTAGATTCATCCATGTCGTTCATAGACAATAAACCTGTCATTATTTCGTTAAATTCTATGAATATTCCCGTTTGTATCGTACCCGTAACAGTTCCTTCGTACATAACAGACATATCAAAATTCTCAATGAGCTCTGGCATGATGTGTTCGATGTATCTCTTGTTGGAAACGATGAACGTATTGCTTTCGTTTATGTAAGAGTCCAACATCACCTTTACGGTTTTTCCTAGGAAAGATTCGAAGTTGATTATCTTGTTTGCACTCGCAAGTGAACCAGGAAGAAACGCTTCAAGACCCTGAATGTTAACAAAATATCCTCCTCGATTCTTCTCTATCACCTTTGCGTTGTATACCTTTGAAGGGTCCCTTAGTTGATCAAAGAATTCGTTTCTTAAAATTTCCTTTCCTGCTTCGTAAAAGCTTCCACGTAAACCAGAGTCCACGGATGTTATCTTTACATGATAGGTATTATTATACGATATTGACGACGCGAATTCCTCCGTAGTCATGCCTATAGACTTTAAGAATTCCTTCTCCTTGTTCATTTTTACAGCAATGGACGGGGAGTGTGGGCCGGAGACAACCAAAAGATTGTCAGAAAGCATAGTTGAAGAATTCACCTGAAAAATCTGTCCGACCGACACAGTTTTGTTTACCTCTCCGTGAGAATTATTTGAAACCATATCGAAATACATGGCGTCATCTACTGGATGTTGAAAATTTTGTTGTATCGAAAAGACCCTGGGATTGAATGTCATGAAACCCTCTTAAATAAAGTTTGTTAAATATCTCTATATATCTTTGTCATAAAGCTCCTCAAAAATCCCTTACAACGGGATTGTTGTTGGGCCAAATACGCTCTCTGGTAAAAATCCTCCGACGTACTTTCCTGATTTACACCATTTCCAAAGAAACAATAGAAACGGTATGTTTAATAAAGAAAGTCTTTCCCATACCGGTAACTCGTCCTTCGCCATCGGAAGAGATGCGCTAAATGAAGGGCTTATTTCGGTTGGAAACCCAAATTGAAGCATCTTCGGAGAAAGGCTTGCCGCCAATGAAACCAGAGATCCTAAAGCCAGAGAGAATGAGGTCAACAAAGCACTTAAATTTATTAAACCCAAATCTATGGTTGGAACTCTTATTTTATCAATAAGATCTCTAAGAGTTTTTAAAGTTTTTTCGTATTCCTCCTTGTATCTTTCGAACTCTTGCAATTTTTGTTTGTAGATCTGTTTTCCGTTTTCTATTATGCCTTTAACGAGATCCTCCGCCCTTTTTTTCAAAGAGGCTGCGATCTCATCTGCGTTGATCCTTATTTTTTCTGCCTGCTCTATTGCGTCTTTTACGAGTTTTGTTGCATGATCTATCTGCGCCTGAATGTTTCTTGATATGTTTAGAGCAGCTTCTTCGTATTGTTTAAGATCGGTGTATCGTTGTTTTGCTTCATCTATTAAACGTTTTCCCTCGTCCTTTGCCTGTTTTATAGCCGCCTGTGCGGTTTCTTTTGCCGAGTTAACTATCTGTTGTCCTTGGTTCTTTGCGTTTTCTATTATCTTGTTTATATCAACGCTTGCGTTTGCTAGATATGAATCTGCCTGTCTTTGAACGTCCTTCAACTGGTTTTTTACTTCCTGAACAAGCGCATTTATGTCTGCGGTAACCCCATTTCTAAAATTTTCAAGCAAAGCCGCCAAAGCAGCAAACGTTAAATCAAACGAGGGTAAAGTTACCGGAGGTAAAGGTTCATGAGTGCTTATGTCGGTTGGTCCTCCTAAGGCAAAAGCAAAATACATCGAGCTCGACTGAAAAGGCCCCAAAGGTATAGGTAAAAAATGCTGTAGGAAAAGATACGGGCAGGGAAGAACCCCGCATTGCCCTATTAACAAGACGGCTATCATCTTGTCAGTTGGCGCTATAAAAACAGGTATCCATATTATCGGAAACGGTATCTTAAATAGACCTGCGGGAGAAGGAATAAGAAGACCAACCGGCCAATGTACCGGAACAAGATTTACTATCGTTGCAAGCTTACAAAACTTTACCCACCAAGCGTAATCGAATATGGTTGGATTTTTGCTTACATTTTTGAAATTCAGATCTTTTCCAGATTCGACCTTCGCAGGAACTTCCTTCGATTGACAGTTTAGCTTTGCTAATTCTTCCGTTACAGTCTTGTTTATCCCGTCTATCTCTTCCTGGGTTTTCTTTTCCTCTTCCTTTAGGCCTTTATACTGTTTTGACAGTTCAATAGATTTTTCGTTGTATTGTTTTGAAATCTCCATGAAATCGTTTTCTATGGCCTCTTTCTCTAAAAATCTATTAACGCCGAACGCAAATGACAACCTTGAAACTTCATCAACGGTCTTTTTAAATTCGTTCTCTATGTTTTTTTCCATCTCGGAGCCTTGCTTCTTCACATCATCTGTTGCGCCGTCCTTTTCCATATTCATACCGTTGACGTAATTCATGAATTCGTCAGGTATGTCCTTTATCTTGCCCTTTATTGGAAGATTTTCTTTGTTTATCTTTATCAAAGGAGAAGATCCGAATATCCCTCCAAGGAATCCTGCGTCTATTTCTATGTCGAATTGGTTACTAAACGAAAGTATTATTTCTTCCATCTTTTTTTGAACAACCGAATCTTCCGACGCAAATTCATAGTCCTTATCTAAGGTTTGTAGCTTCTTTCTGATTTCTTCTACGTTGTTTTTTGGATCCTTTAGCTGTTCGTTAAGTCTATTGACTTCACCGTATCCTTCCAGGAAAGATTGGTAGTACGCATCAACTATAGAGTGATAATAATAGTCTAGCTGTATCTCCTGTATCTTGTTTTTTATTTCTGTGTATTTTTTTACTTTTTCCTGAACGGACTTTACTATTTCGTTCATTTTTGATACGCAGTCGGGTGCATTTTTTGGGAATATATCGGCGCTTTGTGTCGCCTTCATTTCGTCCAATAATCTATTGAAATCCTCCGGTGATATTTCAGGAAGAGAAGTGTTCTGTATATCTGTGCTTTCTCCGGGAGGTGGTATTTCAGGAATAACCTCTGCTATTTTTACGGGTGTCTCTTGTTGAACCGGAACCTCACACGCAGCGCCAATGACCTCATTTTCGGAAAACTCCAGAGTCTCTTCTATCTCTGGTGGTGCGCATAGATCAAACTGATCTATTTGTTCTTCCGATAACCTAGGTGTTTGATCCTCCTGTGTTGGATCTATTTGACCCGGTTGCGTGTTTTGTTCAGGCTCAACGTCCGGATCAATTGGTGGTGGTTCTAAAGCCTTCGCTAATTCGTCTTCAGTAAAATCCCTTTGCATGTTCTGTTCCACCTGATCGATGTCTATCAGAGCGGCCTTCAATCGATTTTCATCGATGGGTTCCAAACCGTTTTGTTTCAGGATTTCGTTTAACTGTTTGATGTTGGATAAATCTGGTTCTTCAAAGTCTATGAACTCGGTTCCGTTTATCTTTTTCTTTTTTATCCGTGAAATTATGTCCTGTATGATGGGTATCAGCTGTATAGGAAGCGTCGTTATGGACATAATCCAATTAACTATTTGTTGAAAGTCTATCAATCTTTCCTCCTTACGCTGTTGTTTTTACGGTCTTAGAAAGCGCAGATCTTGCCTGTTGCATTGTCGCTGTAGCTACACCCGGAGACGGAGGCCACTTTAGATCAACCGTTGCCGCAAGAGTATCAAGGGCCGCAAGTAAAACTTCGCCTAGCACAACGGAGAACTCAGGAGAAGTACCCAGATCGGTTTTTCCTCCGTTTACGTGTATCTTTGGAGAATTAACCTCAACCTTGCTACGGGCATTTATTGTTATCTTTCCGGCCTTAAGTTCAATGTTCGACTGGCTTTCCTTGTGATCTATAAGGATAGACTGATCCGGATTTATGGATATGCTGCTGTCTTTATAGTAGATTTGCATGCCGTTTGCTGGTGTGAACCAAACTTTAAGATCCTGGCCCTCGTCGTACAACAACACATGAGAATCTAAATAGCTCTGTGCCAGTTCTCGTCTAAGCTTATCGTTTAGGTGAATTATCGACGTCCAAACAGGAGCGTGTATATCTCCGTTCATGAACGATACGTGCACCAACGCTCCGATCTTTGGGATGGATATGTTTCCTCCTCCTCCCGTTTCACCGCCGGCAAAAACAGTGGAACCAGAATAGAAGCACCATGGAAGGTCTTCGTCCTTCTCATCTTCGAAAATACCAATTACCCTTATCTTGCATCTGCCAAGACGTTCAGGATCCTTGTTATCTACTACTACTCCTATGTAGTCGTTTTTATCAAGATCTAAAGCCATCTTCTACTGTTGGTTTTTCAAACTTTATTTTCTCTGTTATATCATCTAAAACGCTAGGTTTTACAAACTGTATGTCGTTATCTACGTTTGTGACGACCGAAGGAAATCCGAAAGATATGGAACCCAAAGAGGTCTCTACTGTAGGTTTTTCCATGTTTACCGATTGGTTTATCACCGTATTCACTGTTGGCCGGGTCAAAGAAACCGTCTCTTCGGAATCCGTTTCAACGCTCGGTCTTGTTTGATCAACCCCTTCGGATATCTCAGTGTTCACCGTTGGAGAAACAAACTGAACATTGTTTTCTACGTTGTTGTTCACCGTGGGTTTTGTTAGATTGATGGAGTCACCCAGCTCGGTTTCTACCGGTGGTCTGTTAAGGGTTATTTCAGATAGTTTATCCTCGACCTTTGGTTTTATGAAATCGATCCTTTCTGTTGCCATATTTTCCTCTATTTTTATTCCTTCTCCGTTTTCCGCGTCGGCGGACATGTTAACGCTACCTGTTATCTCTCCGCTTTGATCGTTGGAATCCATGATTACGTTACCGGTTAGTTCGGTTTCTACGCTTGGTCTTCCAAGATTAACGAACGATGGCTCTCCGGTTATTTTTGCCGAAGAGTTTATAGCGTCTATGATGTTCTTTGCAGATTCGGAAAATGTCTGTTGTTTTGAAATTCCGTCTAGTAATTGTTTTGTTATTTGATCCCTTTGGGCATAAGGAAGCGAAGCTATCCTGTCTCCACGGGTGAGGGTCAATCTGTTGATGAAATTTTGATCAATGTTCCTCTGGAGGTCCAACAACACCTGTTTATAGTTTGTTTCGTACGATCTAACAAACGGAGAAAGAAGGGATCGGTAGTTTATTACATCGTTTCGCTGGTTCAAATCCGCTCCGCTGCCGCCCTGTTTTATTACTAGGTCTCTTTTTATTTCCCCTAACATGTAATTAAGCAGGGAATAGGAGTTTGTTTCTTGAACCCTATTCACTATGATGTTAAATTTAGGATTTATCTGCGTAGGAGCCTCAGAACTATCTAATTGAGTCGGCATGGAATCAGAGAAATCAAATTCGCAGTCCATACATCGGAAAGCGACCGTTGAAACATGATTCAACCAATTTGTACCACTCTGTTGGGAGAAGGTTCTTAGATTCCTTGCCTCGCCTATCATGACGGTCATGTTGAACCTCTTTTTATCTATGGTCAGAAGCTCTCTAAAAAATCTTCTGTCTCTTGTTGCCTTTCTGTATAGATCGGCCAACGCGGTCATCCTTAGATCTACCGTTTCATAACAATCTAATGTTAGTGTTATAGGTTTGGACTCGGTTGTCCCTTCTTTGGTTTGATAGCCCCATTTCCAAAGTTCGTTAATCCCGGATATGCTTTTAAAAAACCAAGGAAAATCGTTTGATATTTTGTACAACATCCAAACAAATTCGTTAAGGACGTCGCCTCTTTCCTGTTCCCCCATCCTTCTAAGGTAGCTTATAGCGCTTTCGTCACGGGATTCGTTTAACAACAACCCTTGCATGACTTCATCGTTGGAAACCGGAGGTTCAAAATCAAAGAGTACCCTAAACGTAACAAACCCTGGGTCGTTATACTTAAGCTTCTGTTCGTTTTGAGAACCAGAAGACTCCGTAATGAACTTTCTTTCTAACCTTCCAACGCTTAATAGGCTACTGCTCATCTATCCTGAAATTTTGTCACTAACGCCGCATTAGGAGTGTCTTCCGGATTTCGAATTGATAAATTTGAGCTTTGCGTGGATTCTTCCCAAACAAAATCATCAAATCCCAACTCCAGGAATCTCTCGTGTATCATCTTATCGTAGTATGATGATATGTATCTCACTGCCCTCTGTATCTCTGGCCTTCTAGGTTCTTGGGTGTTGTTTCCTCCGCTGTTCATGTACTGGAGATAACACAGACGAGGTACATGTATGAAGCGAGTCTTTAGAAAGCTTCTGACCACAAGCTCGTAATCATCTGCGATGTGTAGCTTAGGATTGTGCCCGCCTATGCTGAAATAAAACTCAGATTCCCATGCCCTTATGTGGTTTGGGGCTGCAACAATATGACGTATCGTCTTTGGATTTATAGGAGCGGTTTCGCAAGTGTAAATGGCTCCGTTGTAATGAGCATCATAGTGTTTTCCGTATCCAAACCCCCAACCCGGTCCATAATTTACGCAACCACCAGTTTCAAAAACTTCCGAGGCATCCGTGTACAGAAACTTTGCATCTGGATATTCTTTGAACCCAGAAACCACATGATCAAGCGCCCAAAAGGTTAAAACGTCATCGTGATCCAGCTCAACAAGATATTTTCCTGTGCAAAGTCCTGCGGCGTTTCTCTTTACTTCTCCTATCATTCCGCTGGGTTTGTTGCCTTTAAAGACCTTTATTCTATGATCTTGCTGAGCAAGTTCACAAAGCATGTCATAGGTTTTATCCCCGTCGTTTGAGTCGTCATATAGAACCCATTCCCAGTTTTTATGTCTCTGCGCAATAAGCGAAGAAAAAACCCGGTATATTCTGTTTCCGGTTCTATAGGTTGGAGTAAAACAGCTAACCAACGGATCCGCATCGTTCTTTTCGGTGTTTAAACACGAATCTATGAAACATGTGTACGCCGCATCTCCTATTTCAGGGTTGTTCGAGTATTCATTAACATGAATCCATTTTCTTCTGATACTATAAGGAGCGTTTAGGAGCTGAGGATATTCCGAGGAGCTCTCTCCCGTAGTTAGAAAAACCGAGGGATTTATCTTGTTTATTATGGTATTTAGATCCTCTTGGTCTGTGAAGAAATGACATTCGAAATCGTGTGATTCCCAATTTATGTAATCGCTCGATTTAATTTTTATGTCCTGTATTGAAACAGGATCCTTGGAAAATATTGCAACAACTGGTGTAATAGGCACGGTAATATCCTTTAAATTGTTTATTGTCTTACTGAAGATGTGGTCCATTCCCTCTTCGATAAATATATCACCTGAGAAAATCCCAACTGCTCTGTTTGATCGTAAATTAGTTTGTGACCCTTTACATAATAAAAATCGCTAAGAAAAGAGTTTGCGGTTGACACAGTTCTGGTTCCTGTCTCGTATTTCGGATCGGTAACAGTAAACCTATCTGTCGCATCCCCGTAATTCATTATTATGACCGGAACGCGTTGTCCTCTGTGAACAAATAGGTTTGGGTTTGCCAGACTTGCTTCTAACATGATCTTTTCTATCTCCATCAGGTTAAATGAGTTCAACATTTTTGCTACCATGTAGTTTCGATGAACGTTTCCTATGGGTAAAGAATATTGGGTTCCCAACCAGACAAGGGAAGCTATTGTTCCAGTAAAAGCATTCCAAAACAATGGAGTCACAGTCTGAGGTGCATCAGGGGTAGATAAAGGACCTACAGCGTCTCCTACAACGGTTCTTGAAGAAAAATCATAAAGAGCGTAATCCTTATAAACACCTTGATTATATGTGATTAAAGAGGCGTTGTTTATGATATCGAACTTTCTTATGAAGTTGTTAAACGACATCGTCGTGACATCGTTTGTTAAAGCGAAAACCTCCATGTTTGATTCGAACGTTTTATTCTCCTTTGGAATCCTCACGTTAATGTCGCTTATCACACCGGGTTGTCCATCAGGGGCATATGTAAACTGTTTGTTTACGTTTATCAAATTGAGATTGTAATAGAAATCTATGAATGCGGTAAAGAAGCTGTTTTCGTCCTCCCACGCATGATCAGTTATAGAATTAATGAACCGTTCATAATTCCCAATCAATCTCCATCTCATCTTATCGTTGGTTGAATCAACGTTTGACGCGAATCCTATTTCTAACTCCTCTGCGATTTTTTTTAACACCTCATAACTTGTTCCTTCGAGAGAAAAAATCTTCTCTGTATAAAAGTTAGGAATGTACAACCTTGCGGTAATCCTTAAAACGGAAACCCCGATGTCTCCAGGATAATCTCCTCCGAAATAGTCAACTGTAACTATTTGATAGTCGTTTCTTATTGGTTTTATGTTATCGTTAGGAGAACGAAGAAATATGGAAATTATGTCTCCTGCTCTGGGAAATATCTGTTTAAAAAAATTACTTTTTCCTCCGGAAAGATTTATTGTCATGAACAGCTTTGGCATAAACCCCATGCAATCCAATTCTACACGTCCCAACATGGGTTGGGGAATTTCTTCGGAGTTCAATAAAACATAAGGATATGCCTGACCTACCATTGCGGTAGTATATCCCTGGGGACCGCCCGTACCTAATTTTTGTTCGGGCGCATTCATGGTAAGGATCTTAAGCTTTGCCTTTACCTTTTCCTTTATGTTTATTTGTTCTAACAAGTTTTACGTTATCCTATTTTTTATTAACCTAGCCAGAAGCTCTCCTTTGCTAACAGGATTGCTTTCGTTAGTTATACACTTTCCAATGTTTGGCGCAAATATCACCTGACCGCCCTTTATCAAAAATTGTTTATCTCCAAAATCTGCTACACTGGGTGGAAGACCGCTTCCATCTTCCTTTAACTCTTCTACTCCCTTTTCGAAATTTTGGTTAAACTGTTGTATTGCAGACTCGAGAGTTTGCGTTTGATTTGGATCCGTGTAATTCAACCTAAAATCTAAGGGAACCTCTGTTTGTATTGGATCTCTCTCAACTTCAGATTCCCTTGAAAATGAAACGTTATTTGGAATAACTAAGGTATCATCCAAATCCAAAGAAAAAGGATTCGATATTCCATTTACTTTACATATTTGGTCCTGGTAGGAATCCTCTCCATAAACTCTTACAGACACCAAATCTGGTCTAGCCTGTTCTCCATCGATAACCTTTGCAATGGTTTGAAATTTTATAGACAAACTTTTTAAGGTTTTAGCAGCGAGATCAACTATAGTCTCCGCACCATCGGTTCTTGTCTTTTCGGGCTTTAGAGAAAGTATAAATGAATCAAACATCGGTCTGCAATTTTTTCAATATCCAGTAGGAATCCACCAGATCGTCTATAGGTTTAACAACGTTTTCTTTTTTGATCAAATTTTCCAGCTGAGATTTCATCTTTATGTATATTGGATTTTTTTCTAACTGTTGGTCTTCAGATGAAAGAAATGCATTGAGCATATCGGGTTTCTTAAATCTTGCACCACCAGCGAAGGATTTTATTGTCACGGGAGAATAAAAAAACATTCTTTCTGGCTCCAATATCTCCTTTATGATCATGTTTCTAAGAAGGAATTGGTAAGAAGCCAACTCTAAAAGACTATTTCCTTTACTATTAAAGGAATGACCTTCCAGCGCAATTGCCGTTATATGATTTTTTTTCAATACCTCTGTTATCGAAGAACACAGAATCTGCGCATCTATTATCTTCATTCTTTCGGAGGAACAATAATTTGAACCTTGAACCCTTTTTGGTAAAACATGGGAGACAAACCCTTTTTCTCCGAGATCAAAATGTTTCATTCCTTCCCTAGAAAAATGATGCCACGTGTAATTACCGTCTAATAGAATACAAACACAGGTGGAATTTATGCTAAAATCTATGGATGCGATGCCTTCCATTTTCTATTAATTTTATAGATCATTGTCGTTGAATCGAGGTTCCGCTTACTACAGCTGCAGGATTCGTATTTTTTGGAGCTGTACGTGATATTTGAGGAGTAGGAAGAGTAAGATCCGGGTTTGATGGAACCTTAAAGAAGTTTGACATAGGAGCCGCGATACTATCTGAAAACGCATCGGTAAAATCAAAAATAGCAGAGGTTGCAACCTGTTTTGATATTTCTTCTTGAACCTGTTCAAGGGTCTTGGACGTTCCAGTGATTCCTGGTTTTGGTATGTAAAGAGGCCCAAATCCGTCGTTGAAAACAGATTCAACGTCCTGATTTGCCCTAGGCATTCCAGGTTTTAATGTGACGGTTGCAGACATTTCAGTTGGAAAATCATCCGGTCCTAATTCGTTGTTAAATGTTATCTCGACCCCCTCACAAATAAGATTTCCTAAGGTTGCTATAGGTTTGAATGGGTTTCCTACTGTGAGATGCCACTCTCCCACAGGAGCGCCTGTCTTTAGTGCTTGAAATTCAGGAATTGCAGGATTTCCTCCGCTTGTAAGGTTAAACAAACCAGACAGAAGATCTATTGCCGTTAACTCTTTTAGTTGCTCTGGTAAAAGACCACCGATACCGGCCATTGCTGCAGTTGCGGTTGCTGTAGTATCTTGACTGCCCCCTGCCGCATCTACGCTGCTGCTGTCCTTTGCTTTATTAGGATTTTGTATGTTGCTATTTCTTAGTTGGGTAAAAAATTTAACTATATCTGCGCCTTTAAACTGATTCCCAAATGATTTTTGTAGGATCTCATAAAATTTTGTTGTGGCAGAATCAAAATCCCCGTTCCATATCAATCCAACCAGCTTTATTGTGTCCTCTTCGCTTAAAAGAGGAAATATTCCCTTATTCAGATAGAACCTGGCTTCTCCTCCCCAAAAATTACCGCGGTAATGGGTTGTTGCTAAAATGTTTGACATGATGTCCAACATAGCGGCCTTCGCATTTATGTGACCTATTGCCTTTAAAGAATATTCAAACTTTAATTGTATGGTTTCGGCAACTCCACCAAAAAGTCCAGGAACCCTTTTTTGTGCGCTGGTTATAACATTGTAAGGCTCTCTATAGAGATCCGAAAGATAACCGCCTCGTTCATATGGGTTGAATGTGTCCAAATAGCTTCCTATTCCAGAAAAACGAGACTTATCTATGATGTTTGCATACGCAAGTATACCTGACGCAAAAAATTCTGGATTTAATCCGGCTTTACTTGCTGCCTGTTTTATAGAACCAGTAAGATCTCCTATGTCATTAAAAAATGTTCCTTTTCCGCCTCCTGTAAGGGCCTTTGACAGTCCTCCTGTTGCCAGTCCTGCGGCTAAAGATGCTACTCCGGCCCCAAGTTTTGCAACACGACTAGCTTCAAATAAACTTGTTATTCCAGTAGCTGCGCCTTGAAAGAGTTTTACATCCTGTATATTTGATTCGTTTTGACCCTGCCACTTTGAACTAACACTAATCTTGAGTATTGTGCCCAGATCGTTCCCACTTTCTCCTCCAAAATAGGTCACCATTTGCGAGACTGGATTATTTCCCCATCCCTGTACACGATATGCCCCTTTTACTCCCTTTCCGCTTGATCCAAAATAAGCAGAACGGGTTAAATTGTCCTGTATAGGAAACATGTATCTTCTTAGGGTTATTAGCCTTGTTAAAGGAATTCTATTGTAATGTTTAAGCCAAAGAAAATCTGCCGCCCTGTATGGGGTTGGGTTAGTTTTTGAAAATGCGCCAAATTTATTTAACAAGGCGGATAACGTAACCTCTTTTTTTCCTATAGTTGAAACCCCAAGTCTAGATTCTTTATCCAATAGCAATCTTGATTGAGCCTTTGAATCTTCACCAGCGCTAGTTCCATTTGCTATGGAATTTAATCTAAAAACGTAGTGTGGGTTTACAATCGGTTCAACCCCTTGGTATCCTACTCTTTCTCCTTGTCCGTCGCCCGAAACTTTTTCAAGGCTCAATCCCTTTGAATATCTTTCATGAGCATCTATTGGTCCAAAGAATGCATAAGAAAGACGGGAATCAACAACGCCTAGGTTGGTTGTTGCAGCTGCGCTTGGGTTTAATAGTGTGTTCACCGCACCGCGAAAAACGTCCTTAACATCCTGCACGACACTACGTGCTATGGATTCTCCTGCCTGTTCAGCCTGGTTAGATACGCTGCTTGAAAGATTACGAGCAAACGTTGAAATCTCTTGCCCCGGGTTTCTTATAAGGTTTCCAACGTTAATCCTAGAAAGCTCATCGCCTACGAAAGTTCCTCCAAAGTTCGATGCTATGTCTGCGATTGGAACCAGGTCCTGACCGGATTGAAAGAAATTTCCCGTGACGCCGAAAGCCTGAGGAGAAGATAGCACAGAAAACCTATCGAAATTAGGACCAAGGTTTTGTACGGTGTTGGAATTTAATCCCGATATGTTCTTTACTGTAGAGCTTACAGATTTCGCGGGATCGGATCCGAACGTTATGCCAGAAGATATGTTTCCTGTGACCAGTCCCTCTTCAAGGTTTTGAGGGTCAAAAGGAAGGGCAATGTTCTGTGCGTTGGAAAAAATGCTCATATCAGTAATTGAAAGTTTAGTTCTTCATTGATGTAAACATCAAGCACGGCCGTTTTTGATATTTCTCCCTCTGAAATGTAAAGATCGAACTCAACGTTGATTCCAGGAAAATAGGGTTTTATGTATTGAAAATACTGTGAATCTATTTCCTGCAACATGTCGTCCCTATCAAAGTCGTATTCAAAAAGCATATCTTCAAGGTTCAACCCATAGAATGGAAATGCCACCACTTCTCCTGGAGAAGTGGCAAAAAGCATTTTCAACTGTTCGATAAGGTCTTGAAGCTTATCGTTTTCTTCCATTTTGTTCGCAACGAACTTTGGGTCGTCTTCGTTACGAAGATATATGTCTCTTAACATAAGTTTAGTGTATCTGTAAGAAGTAGTCAGGAACGTTTTCCGTGTCTATCTTCTCTATTACCTTGTCAACCATTGCTGTTCCTTGAGTTTCAAGAGTGTTCGCATTTATCTGTGCACCACCAGGAAGCGTCATGCTTATGAATGAATAAACGCGTGCCATGGATATAAGCGCCTTTCCTTTCACATAGTCTATGAAAAGAGGATCATCGTACAGGCTTTGCTCTGGTATCTTTGTCATTACCCTGCAGGAAACATCGTACATCGGATTTCTTCCAAGAAGAGTCAGGTGACGGGTGTTTTGATTAAAGCTAAACTGTATCCTCTCAAGAAAATAAGCTCTTGTTAAGTCGTAATAGGCGTATTGGGCCGTACGGTATACTAGATCATCGCTACCGAACGGGGCAAGATAAAGCTCTGCTGCTATCAGTCGATTTTCGGTTATGTCCCGGTCGATCATTCCAAAAAAGTTGGCTGACTTCATCTCTTTAACGTCCAAAACGCTGACCACGCACTCAGGGAGAACTATCTGTCTGCGATTGGATTTCCATACGCTATCAAACGTAGACTTAGGAAGTATGTAATAAACAGTTTCTACCGCATATTGATAGTTTTGATAGAACCATCGAGCTGCGTCATTTATTATCCTGTCTATTTCTTTTATTCCTATCGAGGTAGAAATAGCGCCAGAAGCTGTTATTTCGTCCTGAACAAGTTCTATTAATTGATCTTTTACCATGGTCTATATATCAAAAAATAAAGGGCGCTTTTGCGCCCTTTATTTTATCTTTATCACTTGATCGACGTGTTTGTGTAGCCTCTTCAAAGAATCGTTGTCCAACAAAAAGGATTTCTTTATCTCTATTTCAAGAGACAACAGCTCCTTTTTTATGTTTTTCACCAGTTCAACCGATATTGAGGGGTTGATATACTGAATGCTACTTTTCTTTTTCTTTTTGGCAAACTCAAATTCTTCCTTTAATATTAGATTCATAAGGTAAACAGAAGTGTTTTCCATCTGTCCGTCTGAATTCTTTTTCAATCTTAGAAGTATTTTGTTTACATCTATGACATACGGTTTGGATCCCGTAGCGTACTTCGGTGCGTTGGATTTCTCCTTAGAAAAAATCAGGTTCATTTACTTAATTTTTTACTTTCAATCTTTTCTTGAACTTCCATGTTTCTTTCCATTATCTCTGATACCTTTTCCTCAGAATATCCTTTTTCCAAAAGATGCGCAGCGATAGATTCGTTTCTTAGATCCATGGATTTTCTAATGTTTTTTATGACTTCCTCGGTGTTTGATGCATGAAGTTGTTTTCCGTTCTGTATGTTATTCTTTATGTTTTCAAACCAATCCTTATATCCTAATCGATTCTTTAACTTTATGTATCCGCTTTGTTTTAACAAGGATCTTCTAAACTTTCTATTAAACGTCATGTTTGAGAATAACGAAGTATCAAAATCATCCTGAATAGCTGGATCTGGCTGTTCAACGCTTAGATCGATCTCTTGGACCGGGTTTTCTTGTTCTATGTTGTTTTCTTCCAAAACCTGTGTTTCCTCGTTCATTTCTTTTCTCCGTAAATTTTTGTTATTGAATTTTTTATGGCGTTATTTATTTCTTCCTTGGATACCGATTCTACTATTATATCTATCACCTCATTGACTGTAGACTCATCAAAGGTTTCGTTTATCATCTTAAAAAATGACTTTGTCGGTAAGTTTATTTCCAATTCTATGGGAACGATCTCTGTACTTTTTTTGGATCTTAATAGTAGATCGGACGAGAACGTTCCTCTACTCTTTTTGCTCTGCGTTTCCGTTGGTTTTTCTTTGACTCTTTCCAGGCCTAACATTGCCATGTGTTGGTCAGGAATGGCTGATTCGCTTTTAACCCTTTTTTGTTTTAAAACCTCGGGACTCTCAATTGGGTACATCATGTCCAAATCTATTCTGCCTAAAGCGTTTTCCTTTGTTGGAATAACGATGAAGTCCTTTCCCAATTTTGACATCGGAATCCTTTGACCGTTGGAAAGAACAGCAAAATCCTCAAAAGTTTGACTGTCCTGTGTTAGTTCAACCGGTTCAACATTTCCTCTGTTTGATCCTATTATCCATTGTAAGTATTGATTATTCATCGAAGAGCGTTATTATATTTTCTTGATAAAACTTTTTTCTATCTTCCTGCATTGTATCTATGGTGTTGGTTATCATTTCCTTAAGAAATTCTAGATTTTCTTTAAAGAATATGTTTACCCCTCTTTTAGAGACATCGTCGGAATTTGATGTGAAGTTTTTTGGAATCTCGTTTATTCTCCAAAACAATAGTGGACGACAATCCACAAATTTTATGTTTACCTCTTTCCATCCGTTTGGCTTTACGGTTATCGTTTCACAAAGATCCCATTCTATGTCGTTTTCAATCTTGTAGTCTATCTTCATGCGTTAATTCCCCCTATTACCCTTGGCCAATAAACATCTGGGGATATTCCCATCAACTGTATCACCAATTCCAATTCCTTATCGGCGTTAAGACCATTAGGAAGATTCCAATGATGGCTTTCTACCGGTTTCACGTGAGAGGCTTTAACATCGTCTATTATAGCAAGTCTTTCGTAATTAAGTTCCCTTGCCCATAGATAATCTTGCGCCCACCCTGAATATGTTATGGTGAATGTTCCAAGAACACGTCTTAGCGCCGATGTCTTAAACAACGGACACATTATCTCAACATAGTTTGTGTATCTAATGAACTTGGTTTGATCGTTCAATACTAATGGAAAACTATAGTAACTGTCATGGGTTAACGATGGCTGACATATATTTAGATTATAATCCTGCGCAATCGTAAACAATCTAGCTATCTCGGTTGGATCAAGATGAACATCGTAATCAGGCATCCATATCCAATCATACTGATCGAGTATGTCGTACTTTTCGATGAACCTCTTGTATATGTGATGTTTGTACCCTTTGTCTTTCACATAATACTTTGCTGTTCCATACACCTGAGGATCGTCGTTCCATTCGTCAGGGTTGAAATTTATAAGAGCAAGATCAAATCCGCATAGTTTAAAGTCTTTGTCGTTATAAAATCCCCCCTCGGCGCTTGTAGCTATGACGAGGTTTCTTTTCATTGCTGTGTTTGTTCTTCTTGCTGCTGTGTAGCGTTTACCGATTCTACAGAGCGATCAGGTCTAAAAAACACTATTGCATCATAAATGATCTTGGCTTCTTGAATTGAATATGCGCCAAGTCTTGTTGCGTGTTCTGCCGCGTTTACGAGAACGTTTATCGCCTTAGCTGGATCGTCTATCACATACGCAGGTGTTTGTGGACGTTCTGGTTGCGGTGTTTGTTCGGTTGTTTCCATTATTCCTCTACGAAAAATTTGTTAAATATGTCGATGTAATCTTGTGTTTTAAGAACCGAAAAATCTTCTATAGATTCCATGTGTTCGTTAAAACGCTTTGCTTGTATTGATATTCCAGTATTTGGATCAAAGATCGGCTTAGTTATCTTTAGCTCTATATCATTATTTGAATTTGGATTTTCCTTTCTCAATTCTTGTACCAGAGAGAAATGTCTCTCGTAATAATGAGTATTATCAGAGCAATGATAGTAGGTTCCAACTTCGAGTTCGTTGTATTTTTCCTTTAGAAGAAGGTACATCGATTGATAAACAACAGAAAAGAACGGCGCATCGTATTGAAGACCATAGAATATGTCGTTTGATCTCATCTGTACCTTCATGTTTAGCTTATTATCTCTTATCCAAAAGTTCATATACATTGTACAAACGAAATCCTTAACACCTTGACGTTGATACGCCGGTGTATTAAAAACCATTATGGCTTGACGCGTAGATTTGTCGTTAATAAGGGCATCATAGGCCCACTTGAACTGGCTTTTGTTTTGTCTTGAATTTATGATGTATCCGTAATTGGAATTAACACGGTTAAACTCATCTACCAGACTTTTCCAAAAGCTAGAAAATTCGTTGATTCTATTTATGTTTGTATCTTCACACAGATACCACCATAATTCTCCTATGAAATACTTCCAATTAAAAGCCTTGCTATCGAAGTTCATGAGAGGGTATAACGGATCGAACTCAAGGGTGGTAAGATACTCTTCTACGACCTTTAATCCTCTTGGTGAATCTTCGGTTTCCATCCTTGAAAGGAGAGACAGAACTTCGCTGTTTAGGGTTTTTTTCATGATTGATTTATACGTCCTTTAAACTTGCTTGGTTATACCTAAAATAAAGCGATGATTTTTGTTTTTCTCGTTGGTTTTCCTGTTTCAAAATCATACATGTATGAGTGTCTGGATAGATGTACGGATCCAGGTTTTTCCATACACTGTTCCGCGTATTTTTCAGGGTCCATCACATACCATTCATCTGGCCACCTAATGACCATATAATCATGGTCGTAAGAGAAATCGCTAATAAGTCTATTGAATTCCTTTACCGCATCTGATCTTTGTTGTCTTGTTCCGAAAAAAGGAGATCCTTTATACCATCCGGTTTTTGGGATCTTCCTTTCTTCGTGTTCTATGGGAAGAAGAGAAACCAACCAGACATTTTCTATTCCTCTATTGTCTTTAAGATCCTTTGCAAACTCTGCATATCTTTTAGCAAGATCAAGCAACGACGCCATTGGATCTTCCTGTCTAAAAATATGATGCCTAACGTCTATGTTACCCATGTAAAGGATCACGTTTTTGGTTCCTTCAGGGAAATTAAATTGATCCTTTTTGTTTAAAAACCCGTGTAAAGTTTGGCCATCGTTCCTGCTAATGTTTGCCCCTGGTTCATAGATAGAGACAGCATGACTGTCCCCATAGATGAAGGTTTTACTGTTAAGAACAACATCAATTCGAGGAATGGACTCTGATATGGACTTATATCGTGAGGCGTCAAGTTCAACCCACTCTTCGCATGCGCCCTTTGCTCTTGAATTTATGAATTCACCGATATCAGGCATATCGTGATTCAATATGAATATTTTTCCTTTAAATGATTCTAGCCTTTTTACCCTGTCTGCTACTTCCTTTGTTGCTCCTCCAAATAAGTTGAAAGTTCCTTGAAACTCCATAGGAAGAAGTATCAACCAAACATCGTAATTATGAATGTTATCGTCCTTAGTAAGGACATCGCATTCTATTTCAAGGCTGTTTAATTGACAGCGTATTAGATATGGCCAGGAGGATTTGTGGGATTCTTTTTTTCTGCTATATGACGTAACAACGTCGTCTATGGCAATCCTTTTTCCCCTTAGATCATCAAGAGCATCATATATGTTCATCTTTATTTCTTCTCGTTATGATAGTTCTCTAAACCTTGGATGTATGCGACAGCATCTAAAAGATTATCCCTCTTATGCTGATAGCTCTCTCTGGAAAATTTAAGGGCTATGAGGGCCTTAAACATGTGATCCGCGCTAAGGTTCATCCCTGTCATACCGTTAAATATCATTGCGGCCCTTTCCATACCTTCGCTAAATGGGCCATATTGACGATCGGCTTCTTCCGATCGATTGTTAACTATTTCTTCTGCTTGTGTTAATATGCTCATAGATTTATTATACATTGTTAGATAGAATTGTTATTTATCATAGCCGTTTTCGTTTATCCATCGCAAATACTTTTTTAGTTCCTTGTCCTCTACCGTTATGGAATATACGCCCTGTTGAAATATCTTCCATGAATCCGAGGCGTACTTTCCCACTCCAGGAAGGGATTCAACGGAATTTCCATCCCAATTTAACCATTTTTCAGAGAATTTTTTCCACATCTTTGCCCTTCTATTGTAAAATCCTAGAGGCCTTATTATGGATATGATTTCCTCATCCGTTGCAGAACAAAGAGATTTTGCATCAGGAAAACGAGAGAAGAACTGGTTTCTTACCTTATCCACTTGTTTGTACCCGGTCTGATTAAGCATCATACAAACCAGGAGCATCTTCCATGGGTCGTCTTGATAGATTTCTTGACGATATTTAAAGGGACTGGTAGGGGGCTTTGTCGTTTTTTTCATGATTCTAATATATAGAAAAACTATATCTTGTGAAAACTTTTTTACAGATAAAAAGCATAAACGAATCGAAAGAAGGATACCAGGCATTAAAAGATCTAAATAGATTACATAAGTTAGAGCTTGAGATACAGGATATCCAAAGAACGGTTGTGGAACTATTGGATAAGGCAAAGAAATATAAGATTGGAAGCAAGGAAAGAGAAAAGTTGGAAGAAAGAATGTTTAAGTTTATCGAAGAGAAGAAAAGCATTCAGGAAGAGATAGATTACGAAATTAGAATTTTTAAGCGCTCCATTGCTTTAATTGACACGGATGGACACTTAGACGTAGAAGATTTTTTTAATTAAAAAACCTTAAGTATGCCAGCAAGATCACAACAACAACAAAAAATAATGGGTTTAGCCCTTGCGTTCAAAAGAGGAGAAGTTCCATCTTCTGAAGTTAGCGATAAGGTTAAATCATTGGCAAAAACCATGAGCATGAAAGAATTAGAGGCTTATGCATCTACAAAGCATAAAGGCCTTCCAAAAAAAGTAAAGGAGTCAACAATGAACACACCCGGTTCTAAATTATCAACATTCGTTCAATTTATGCGCGAAAAAGAAGAAGACGTAGAAGACGTTGAAAAAATGGACAACGATGCAGAGATGGTCGATGATACAGACGTTGATGTGGAAATCGATACGGATGATGAAATGACCGGCGATGAGAAGATGATAAGTGTAAGATCTAGCTCTCCGATGAAACCGGTAAGAAACAAACATTCTTACGAATGGAGCGAGCCAGAATCAAAGATGATACAGTATCAGTTAAAAAACATCATTGAAAATGCAGAGGAACTTATTCAGCTTGTCGAAGGCTGCGATGAAATTGAGGATTGGGTTCAATCAAAGGTTACCCTCGCAGATGATTACATCTCTACCCTAAGGGATTACATGAAACACAGGGACTAAATAAAAACTCTATAGAAAAAGAAAAAGGGAGCATTAGCTCCCTTTTTTATTGTTCGATAGTTGGCCTTGGACAAAAATAAAAAACCCTCTTGGTTTCCCAAGAGGGTTTATTTAGAAATCTAGGTTTTCTAGATTAGACTATACCTGCTGCAGGTGTTTCAACCCAGAATGTGTAGTATTGAGCTTCTGGATAGAATCCAGCGTCAACAAGAGCGTAACGGCTCTTAACAGCAATCTTAGGTGACATTGTTCCTTCAGCGATAGTGCTGATCGACTCCGCCATGAGGTAAGGCATGAACTTGATGCCTGGCTCGATGTCAGCGCCCTTACGACCAACGAGGATACGTGTATCGTTCCATGTCATGTTAGGATCAACGTAAACTGTCATTCCGAACAGCGTTCCTGCTGGATACAGCTGGCCGCTTGACTGGTTTAGGGTGTTATCGAACGGAGCAAGAGAGAATCCCTTAACGATGTTGAGGGCCGAAAGCACCTGAGCATTTGTGACAACGAAGTTCGCTGGGCCACGACGACCACGTGTGTGGATCAGGTTCGAAGCCGCATGGATCTTGCTGACGATGCGCTGTTGTGCTGTCGAGAGGTTCTCGAAGTTTCCGTAATCTGCGTAAGCTGGGATGTTGTTTGTCCATGAAAGCGCAGTGTTTGACTTACCAATGTACGATGACGTTGTTGCTGATACTGTCTGTGTTGGATCAAGCGAAAGGTTAAGTGTGAAACCTTGCGTTTGCTTAACATCGTAGTTGTTCTGCCATCCGAGTGCGAACGCGCGAGAAAGGATGTGCTTGTTGATCGACTGTGAAACTTCGTTAACAAGTACGCCTTCTGCCATAGCGAGGATATCGATACCAAACTGGCGGTTCATGTCCTGGATTTGCTCAGTTGTTACGCTGATCGTTACCTGGAATGTTCCAGCTTGTACGTTCTTTGTGAACGTTTGGATACCCATTGCACGTGGATATGTTTCTTCTCCAGTTCCACGGCTCATAGGATCGTATGGCTTTGTTCCGTCTGTGAACGGTCCGTTCCATGTGTTTGTATCATCTGCACCAGCTCCAGAGAAACCATAGATGTGATTCTCAAGGGCAGAAACATAACCTGGACGGAAAGGAGCGCCTGTTGTTCCATTTCCTGAAGCGTACGCTGTATCGTTTGGTTGACCCGAAGTTTCACCTACGATAGAAGAATACGTAGTGCCAGAACCAACGCCAAACGCATCAGCGATAGTTACTGTGTTTGGATTTGTGCTAGCCTGATAATCAAGCGCAGAATCAAGCACACCAGTTGAAACAACCTTGAAAATTAGATCGCCCGTTACGAACGACTTACCAACATAAACAAGCTTTGCTGCGTCGCATTCTGCAAGTGTTACCTCATAGTCTGTTGTCTTTGAAGTATCAAGCGATGCCTCAAGAGGAACAGCATAGTATGTAGATCCAACAGTTAGCTGTCCAGTATCTCCATCGTATACCTCAGTTGCAGGCATGCTAATCATGAGCGGCTGTGTCTTGTTTGCATCTTGACCTGATGTTGCGTAATCAAGCTTACCACCTGCATAGATGTAATCTAGATAAGGAAGGATTCCCGTCGGTCCTGGCATAGGTATAACAGAGACGATGTCGAAACCGACTGTCTTTGCAGCAACCTGGATTGCCAAAGGAAGAAGCGATGGGAACTTATCACCTGATCCCTGATACGATGTGTTGTAAAAGTTAGCAGGCGTTACCATTGCTGTACCGAGGTTAACCGGTCCTTGACCAGGAACGTTAACAAGTTGAGCAAGACCAGTTCCCTGGAATGACTCGTTCATTGTGAAGCTTTCGTTCATCTGGTGGTAGTGGCAATACTTAGAGAGCCAGTTCTTCTTGTAACCTTCCTTGACTCCAACGGACTCAAGCATAGGCGACCACTCGTTGATGATCTGTGCTTCGTTCAAAAGCTGTAGATTCATTTTTTCTTTATTTTTTAAAATTATAATTTACCAATTAGACTCTTCTTAACCTGTTCGATATAAGAAGAATTGTTACCCTTCACGGACTCAATTGTGCTGTAAGGATTTACAGATTCGTTGAGGGTTTCCGTGACGTTTCCATTGAAGTTGACAACGTCAGGCCTTGTGGCCCAGAAGTTCCTTATCTGATAAGGCGTATCAAGCTTTATGTATTGAGCCTGGGACGCGATACGACGACGGCTTTCCTCTGAGAGGGATTCCCAAATAGGAGCGTACTCCGTTGGCATTTCCTTTATCCACTTTGGAAGACTTGCCTTCTTCCTCGATGCAGAAAGCGAAGATTCCCAAATGTTCACAACGTCCTTCTCCGTAAAGAATATCGAGTTACTCATTGCCTCATTGACTATCTCTTTTTCAGTCAGCGGCAAGTCTATGAACTTCTTCCTTCTTTCTGGTGAAAGCAGTCTTAAGAACGGGAACTTTGCTGATTCATTCAACGTCTGAACCTTCTCTTTTTTGGCTTCAGCTATCAAATGATTTACCTTTTCGGAAAGATTATCACCGGCCAACATTGATGCCTGTTTTTCTTTCCTCTTCTTAACCATTTTCTTTTCTTTTTCATTTATAGATTCAACAACGTAATCCGAATATTGTATGGCCTTGTCTGTCTGTTCAGCAACATATTCGGTGTATCCTATAGAATGGTTTACCGCTTCTGCAAGATAATCGTTGTGCTTGATAGAAAGATCCAGATTTTCTCCTAGGTATTCGGAATAACCTATAGAATCGTTTAGATTCTCTGCCAGATAGTTTCCGTATTCTATTGAATCTTCGACCTTTTCTGCCAGATAATTACTGTAATTTATGTTTTGGTTTACCTTCTCTGAAATGTAGTTAGAATAAGAGATGTTCTTATCTAGATTTTCAGCGAGATAGTTTTGATAGCTGTCAGAAAGATTCAATCTCTCGGCTATGTAGTTTGAATAATCTATTGTGTCCGTCACCTTTCTCTTGAGCTTATTGACAGAGCTAATATTCGTGTCAACATTCTCTGAAAGATAGTTACAATAGTTTATTGTTCCATTGAGCTTCTCCGCAAGATAGTTTGTGTACTCTATCAACTTCGCCATGTTGTCGTCGTTAGAAGAAGCTCTGTTAACTCTCTTTATAAGACCCGAGAGTTTCTTCTCGAGTAATTCGATCTCTCTCTTAACAAGCTTTGAATACTCGTTGAGCTCAGAGACCTTTACCGTATCATCCTTTGGATTTGAGCCCATAACTTTGTTATTTTTTTGTTGTTTTGTTTTTTCAATATCGCTAAATAATGAGCCCGGATCATACATCTCCGAAACATCATATATGTGTATGTTTGATTTTGCAGAAAAACCTAGAGATTCGTTCACCAGTGAAAGCTGAGCGTTTTCAAATCCTGGGTCTGCGACTAGATCGTAAGTAAATATTTTCTTAAGTTTGACCTTTTTATCTGAGCCAACCGTTCCTGCCGCCCTTGATGAAATCGAAAGAGGAACTCCCGCTTCAACCAATCGTTTTGCGGTGATTCCTGCATCTGTGTTTAAGAGTCTTACCTTGCCCTTAAGACACCTTGTTGACTTATCGTATTCAAGATTTTCTATTATGTGAGATACCTTTTGCAGAGAAACATCAAACTTCTCTGGATGGTCCAATTCTCCCATAAGTCTCTTTGACTTTATCTTATCGCGAAGATAATCGAGGTGTGGAAGGTATTCGTTTTCCTCGTATATCCTATCGTTGTTATTTACAACTCCAAACTGGGCAAATATTCCCTCTAGAACTATATCTCCGTTGCCTTCGTTCTTGGATTCGAGGATTGAACTGGAATTTTCCAGTATTAAAAGAACCTTTTGATCCATGTTTTTTTATTTTATTAAGTGTATTACCTCTTTGCTATATATCAATAGTTTTAGAAAAATTAAGTTAAGAACAAATTTCTCTCGGTTTCTCTTCTTCTTGTCAAGCCCTTTAACACCTTGCCTTTTGATTTATTCCATTTTGAAAAATCTGCAGCCGCCCCCTGATAATCCTTATCGTTAAGTTTTGTAAGAAGCGAGCTTTTCTTTAGGTTTCCTCCGCCCACGTTATATGTAAATGAAACCAACGCGTCATATTGGTTTTGGCTCAGAGGGACTTTTACGTATTTCTTTACGTAGTTTTCGTATCCTACAACCTTCTTTCTTAAAAGGGCATCGGCCTGTTGTTCGGTCATGGAGGTATACTCCCCGGGTTTCATCGTGACGCCGTATCCGATGGTTAATTTTCCGCCCGCACAGATGTATGGAGTGGATCTAAATCCCTCGAATTTTTTTATGAGGTTTATTCCGTTTTCGGATATTGAAATCCCTAAAACGTTTGACGGTATCGATTTTTTCTGCGTTTCGGCGTTGGATAAATTTTTAGAATCTTTAGGGTTCTCTTCGGATTTGGTTTCTTGCTTTTTACTTAAGGATATCTGGTTGTTTATTTTAGCAGATAATGAATTAGCAATTTCCTTTGTTATTGGATCCGATTCTATTGTTGTACGTATATCTATAGAATCTATCGAAGAATTTATACTTTCTCCCGAATTTAAAAGCGATACTAATTTATCCCTGTCAAATGTTATTTCGGTTGCGTACGAATCGGAATTTTTAGGTTCGTTCCCTGAGACTATTTCCCTTATATTGTTTATATCGTCTTCCGAAAATCCGTTAGAGGCAACAGAAAACGATCGTACGAATGGTACGTAGTATTTTATTTCCGATTTGCTTTCTAGTATGAAGGATCTCATGATCCTATATACTATTTTTTATATGTGAACTGCTAAAAGTTCAGGAACTTCAATCCATTCGAACATTTTTCCAAGCCTATCGTAGGTGTAACCGTCATTATAATAACCTTGTTCTCCCGAGAATGTGTCCCAACCGCATGCGATCATAGCTTCCCTTCTAACAACCACCTGTTGCGTATCGATGTTTTGAAACACCGGTGGTATACCATTTATGACCTGTGGAGCAGAACCTAAGTGCTGAGGAAGGGGCCCTAGATGTAGAATCTTACATATTGAAAAAGCTTTATCGGGATTAGATTCCAACGCCTCTACGTTTCTTTCCACAAAGTGGGAAAACAGGACGTTATCATCGTCCATGTGAACCAAATACTTTATACTTAAATCGGATTCTATGAAGTTTCTAAGAACGTATTCTCTAACTCCACCGCCGTAGGAGTTGGTGTTTTCTCCTGTACACACATAGATGATATACGGATCCTGAAGAGATTCAACGTATTGCTTTACGTGTTCTTCTTCCGGTCCGTCCGAACATATTATGTGTAACATCGATCCGGCATATGATTGGGATCTGACAGAACGAACCCCACGATCTATTATGTTTATGTCCCTCTTGTATGTCGGGGTTATTATTGCAACCTTTGGTAGCTGTGGATTTATCATTGTATGTTGTATCCTTCTATTATTTCTAATATCTGTTCTTCTGTGTATTCGTCTGTATCAAGGATTATATCATAGTCTTTAAAGTTCGAGAAAGTTTTTTTATCCCGAGATATTCTTTTTAGTATCTGCAGAACGGAATCCCCTCTCTCTGTGGATCTTTTTATCCTTGTTACCAATGGAGCGGTAAGCTGTATTACCAGGGTTGATTCTGAAAGTTCGGAGGTTCTTAACTTAGATATGGCCTTTGGTGTCAATATGAAAATTTGACGTGCTTCCAGGTCTCTCATGGAAGTTCCATAATAGTCCCCAAAAACATCATCATATTCAAAGAAAAAATCCTGTTGTATAAGTTCTTCGAACCTTTCCCTAGAAACAAAGTGATAATCATGACCCTCTATTTCGTTTTCTCTCATTGGACGGGTCGTGTAAGAAACCGAAGGATTAAGGTTTCTTTGTATCAATGACTGTTTTATCGTTGTTTTTCCCGAACAGGAGGGACCGCAAAGAACTATTCTTTTCATATCACAAACCCCACTTTACTTTTCTTTTCCTTTACATTATGATATAATACGGTTCTTTGGTTTTTCAACGAATATATGTCGGCCAAAGACATTTCACGATCAGCTTCCTTTTCTATTTTTAGATGCTTTAGCAGAAGATTGGATTCTTCTATGCTAAGATTGGTGAATTCCTTCCTTGCAAGCAGTCTTTCTGGTCGAAGCAAAGCGGAATCGATGAACTCAAGGTTTGTGTTGAACGTTAGTATTATTTGTGTTCCTAATATGTCGTTTAGTATTCCATCTGTTATATTCAAGAGGTTAGATATTCCAAGACTTCTAACACCGGAATCTCGACTTTCGACAAGTGTTTCGGCATCCTCTAGCAATATTATCGTCGGATTGTTTTGCTCTAAAATCCAATCGGACAAGAACGTTATGAAATTTGGGTCCAAGAAAGAATCTATGAAATTCGAAGGAACATAGAGAACGTTCTTCTTGCTCTTGACTAAATCCTTTAGTAACATTCTTATGTAATAGGTTTTTCCTGTTCCAGGTTCTCCGTGAAATATTATGAGTCCTTTACTATCGGTCTTTAATAATGACGATAGTTTCTTATGAAACTCAGAGAATTTTTCTCCATAATGAAGATCAAGTTCCTGGGCAGAAAGATTTTTTGCACCCTTTCCAAGATTGTATTCCTTTACATACATCCCCTCTGGAGTAGATCCAATTATTCCTATTATCGGTGAGTCTTCGTCTATGAATTGACTTGCTCGTTGATAACAGGAAAGCAACATATCTTTAGAAAGTTGTTCGCACTGTTCTCTTAGCTCTTCTACGAACGATATCTCACTATTGCTGATCTCCAATATTTTTCTTTGAACATCGTCTATTTTTTGCGAATATTCCTTCGTACTAAACTGTACAAGAATATCACAGTTCTCGTTCTGATAAGTTTCGGTCCTTATGCGATCTATGAGATATTTTTCGGATGCATCTTTAACTAGGTTTTCCCTAAATTCTTCGTTATTCACGGTGTCATCGAAAGCTGTGCTGCAATATGAGGATGCGCATTTAAACCCTTTTTCTGCTAAAAAAGATCTTACTTTATCGAGATTTAAAGTACATGTGTTTAAAATAGAGGACGTTGGTTTTTCATGGATCCTTGACAAATAGCTCGTAGAATTAAATTGATATGCCGACGTTCTATTTCCATGCAAACCGTTGTATGGTCCTTCAGCTAAGCTTAACATATTTCCCCGCTATTCTTAAAAATTTTGCGTTATCAATCAGATTGAAATCTGTATCGCTAAAGAAGACCAATGGATAATTCAACCATTCGCTCACGCAATACATTACTATTCTCTTATCGCCTAATTTTATTATGGTTTCCCTCGATGCGGGGTTCTCTCTAAAAGAATCAATCTCTATAAGGTCGGGTCTTTTTAGCAATTCCCCGTATACAATGTGAGCCTTTGAGGGTTTAAATTTATTCATTAACATTGTAGGTTTTCCTGTGATAAAATCTTAATTATTATTTCATAGACCTAACTTATATATGTTCTACCAAGCATTTGAACTATTCGAACAGTTTAAATATTCCGAGTGTTTAGGAATGTTCGAAGAAATATCTTTAAACACCGAGGATCCTAAATTTAAGTACTGGTCTCTCGTATTTTTAGGAAGATGCAAAAGAAAGCTTTCGATACCGGGTGAATTATCGCACTTTGAAGAGGCTATGTCACTTTTCCCTGATAGGGCGGAAGCCATATTTGAAATGGGAAACAGTCATTATCTGCACAGAAACTTCGAAGAGGCCGAAAAATTTTTAAAGATGTCGTATTCGTGCGACAAGAACCATCAATGTATCAGATATGAGTTTGAAAAATATTTTGAAGAACCGCACGAAATTTTGATCGACATATATTTAAGACAAAAAAGGTTCAATGAGGCAGAGGAATTGATAACAGGATTAATTCTAAACGGGAGAAAAGACCTTTATAACGTTAAGAACGCCGAACATAACCTTCTTTACTCGAGATTTTTCAATAACGCGGGTCTTGAGTTTATGAAATCAAGAACCATACAGACTTCTGATACATTGATAATACAGTTAACAAACGGATACGATGGCCTTGGAGACAATCTGGTTTTCAGCCACATACCAAGGATAGCAAAAGAATCTGGAAAATTTAAAAGGGTCCTTATTTCAAATCAAAACAAATACAAAGGAGAAGATTACCCTAAATTGGTATGGGAAACAAATCCTTATGTTGATGGCTTTACCGATCTTCCGGGAACCTATTCTTCGATACAGATGAACCGAGTGTTAGATAAATGGAACAACATACACGATTCCTTAAACCTAATGGACAGCATAATGTTGCTACATAATTTAGACGATGGGAAAAGGAATCATATGCCGGAGTGCTATTATAAGCCCAAAGTTATAGAATCACTGAAAGACAAAGTGATTTTTGACGTTGGAACAAAAACGTTAAATACCTCCATCATCAATAAGGATAAACTTACAAGCATATTAAAGGAAAACGGTATATTTCCTGACTACATCGTAGGAGCTTCGACGCATGAGAATTCTATAAAACTAGAAGGAGTAGAACAACTAAACCCTGCATCTATATGGGATTGGGCAGATATGATGTATAGCGCAAAACACTACGTCTGTTTCAACAGCGGAGGATATTGGTTATCCGGGGCATTGGGAATAAAAGCTAAACACATTTGGGTGGAAACAAAGAATTTACCCGCATGGTCATTTCTCGATCACGAAAACATAAAAATAGACGTTGAGTAATTAAATGTACCTTATCGGGTATAAATGTGTGTTGAGGGAAATAATTATACCCGATAGGGTATTACCACTTATCTAACGGACACTTTGAATCGGTCAGTTTTGCCTTCGCATCAAGAAAACACCCACACTGTAAACACCTTGCAGGCAGTGACTCTGCGCTATAGAAGCTACAACGTTGACATGTGTTAAGTCTTTCGTTGTAAACAGAATCATCCACCGTTATGGACGAAATTGATTGTTGAACCTTATCTATGACGGTGGAAACGAGGTTCTTTTTCTTACAGTTACAACCCATTTTTAAACTCCGAAAATGTTTTTATAGTTCTTAGATTATCAAAGGATTCCGCTGTTATCCTCTGTGGTTCGACCATGTTCTTTGAAGGTCCAGGAACATAGAAGTTATCATGATATCCTAAAAGTTCCATATCAGTTATATCTCCGCTGTCATCAACTTTAACAATAGAATCGGGATTAAGTTCAACCTCTTTGTTTCCGTTGGACCTTATTATCACCGTTCCAACGTTGCCCTTTTCGTCTGTTATTATTTTTGTTATTACACCCTTGTGAAGCTTTTCTGATTTTTTCCTTGACCTTTTTCCTATCACAACCTCTCCAACGTTTAACTGTTTTGAGTAGTCGACATCATTTCTTCCATCTACGGACGGAAGACCAGTGTCACGTATGTCTCTAATTCTTACCCTGAACGCGGGATTCTCATAGTTGGAATACGCATCCTGTGTAGAATTTTGAAAGGGAAAAGTACCAGAGGTTATAGAAGACATGTTTTAGTTACTTCTTTTTTCTATTTGTATAGGATTCTTCCTCAGGAGGGTTTGTCCCAAGCTCAAAGAAATGATGAGATACATCTTCCAGATCGTTGTTAATTAGGTCGTTTGTGATATCGTCCTGTATGTCTAGTGGTCTACCCTTTGAGTACTGATGTATCTTTTTGAAAAAATCTACGGGAACTCCCGAGTGTAGGGATTCGTTCATCCATTTGTTGAATTTCTTTACCATTGGGCATTAATTTTTACTCTAGTATATATCGCGTCTTAAGAATTCTATCCAATCTTTTCCGTCATAAACCAAGAAAAGTCTTGAATTGTATTTTTCATTTCCCCATTGATCGGTGGATATTATCACCCTTTGGTCCCCAGAATTACCTGTCAGAAGCTCTCCGTTTGTTAGGGTGACGCCCAAAAAAGGATATATTAGGTTGTTTATCTCCAACACTAAAACCTGCCCTCTTTTTCCCGGGGATATTTTTATCCTGTAATCTAGGGCAGAATTTCCAATTTCATCTTCGCTAAACTCTAACTTATAATATGATTTTTCGACATTTAACCCTATGTAATAAGGTGAAGGATTTAGGGTTATTATATTTATTTTGAATACCGCGGGGTTTATAAAGTCCTCTAAACTTAAGTCAACCTCTTTTTTCTTTTCCCCGTTTGGACCGGTTACTATCACGGGTCCAGTAGGACTAGTTTGATAAGGATTAAACTTATCTTCTATGTTTGAACAATCTTTATACGAAAGCATTCTTTCTCCTAGAATGGTTTTTCCGTTTATTATCTGTGTTTGATCCTTTAAAATAAACGTGGTAACGGGATATTCGTATGTTGGATTTCCTATATTTGTAACAACCCCTGATGCAGAGGTTGAAGTTTGTTGTATCTTTATTCTTCTTATTATCTGTCTACCATCGGGAGCAGGAGAGGGATCGCAATATTCGGTCGTTCTGACCTCTCCTCTTGTAGCCGGAATACACACATAGAAATCGTTCCATGCGGGGTTATTAGGAGATGGGTCACCGATAAAAATTCCATCGATCACCCTTTTATAAGTTGAATATGCAAGCTCGGGTGTATCATACATCCCGGATTTGACTATCGAACATGCAGTTTCCTGATCCCATGCCCTAGATTCGTAACCCAGCCAACTTTTTGTTTCCATGTCTTTAGCTCTGGTAAAATATCTCCCGTTGCGTGTCCATTGAGCAGGATTACCTAGTTTACCAGGAGCCATGAATATCCATGTTAAAAATGAGAATACGTTATTTTTAATTGCTCCAGCCGAAGAGTTTAATAAAATTACCTCTGAACCCCCATCGTTATCAATGTATTCTACGTAACCTATGGAATTTATTCTATCGGTTGTGGTTGATCCCAAAGAGTTGGGAAGTAGATCTGGTTTTGTTATTATTTTCCTTCTGTATTGGTTAAGGTTATCGGATACAACCTTTTTTAGATCGGTCGAAGTCTCACATTCTATGATGTTCACAACCGATTGGTCGGTTGAAAAAGGGACCGTTATAAGATCGAGCAATTCCTTTCCCGTCGAATTGTTTTTGTATTGCTTGAACTTATAAAAAGGAAAGAACTTTGACCCAATGAATCTTTCTGGATTAGAAGTGTTTAAATAGGGAGAAACATCGCCCTTTTCAACAGGAGACCTATCGACAACGTATTGTATTAGGTTTGATAAGAAGTACTTTCTTCTTGCTTTTATGAATCCTCCGTTGGACTCAAGATTTCCTGGTTCATCGATCGGGCTTTGACCGCTTCCTTGATAATACGTCGTCAGTCTAGTCATGAATATTGAAGGACTGTTAGAATATATGTCTCCGGAATAAAGATCGGAGAAGGGTTCCCAATATATGTTATCATAACTCATCAAAAGGTCAACATCTGGCCTTCCCCTGGTTGCTGCTTCTGCGGATATAGCCGACAGCCAGTCCTCTAAAACGTTTGATTCCGTATACGCGAATGTCGGTATAGTCACCTGTTTTGGAACAACCGAAGAAGGTTCGTATTCCTCTGACGCGTTTCTTAATGTTATGTCCGTGTTTAACCAATTAAGCAAAACAGAGGAATCAATCCTAAGTGAAAGATTATCGGTAGACTGTGAAAATATCATCCCATTGTATATGGTCTTTAAAACATCGGAAAGTTGAACGTAAGTTATGTCGGTCTTATCGTTTGTCGTTACAGGATACAAGAAATGACCCCACCCGGTCTTCAAAGAATTTTTGGTCGTAAAATTTGACCTTAGATAGGTTGGAATAGTTTGTTCGTAATAGAAGCTTTTTTCTCCAAGAAGGGACGTATTAGTAAAATCGGAATATTGACCCCCTAAAGAAGAGTCTATTAAATAAGCCCTGATTGTGTAATGGAACTGTAGGTTCTTTATCTTGTTATTTCCCACTGTTCTTTCAATGAGGTCAAGCTTATTTACAAACATAACAAGCCTTATTCCAACTTCGCCGGAATCAAATAGTCCCTCGGAGACTGTTTTTCCGGTCGGTTTAATTGAATCAATGGCTAAATATGCAGCATCAACTCCAAGGTTTATGTTTGCAAACGATTGCAAAGACACACCGGATGCATCCTTGTTATTTATGGGAGGAGGAGAATTGTTGTACCCAATTAACACCGCGTTCATGTACCATAAATCTGATATATTTGAAAGGTATTTAAGACCCTTAAATTGAAAATGATAACGACCGTTGTGATTTATGTCATAAACAATGTTGTTATCTAACCCGCTATCTTCAAAGCTATAGTATCTTCCATATGCGCCGGGTATATCGGTTTCATATACCCTAGTATCTATATAAGTAATGTTTGCGCATTCATTCAAAGACTGATTAAACAGAGTGTAATCCGTATTCGGATAAGATACTAGATACGGATACCCAGTAGCAAGTCTAAGAAATGGAATTTTTTTTATCATTACACCGTATATAAAAATCTGCTTAATTCTATCCAATTAAACCCGTCGGAAACAAACAATATAGACGCGCGATTATACGCATTGACATCGGTGGGATCGACCACTATGTCTTCGTTTTCCTTTAACAAAATGCAACCGGTCCCTGACACCAAGAGTTGATTTGCCAAAATTTTTAACCCACCTCCTGTGGGCGCGGAAGAAAACAACACCAACAGGATTTTTGCAGGAGGTTCGGCAAAATCAAAGGTTATCCGGAAATTATCGATATCGTTTGGATCGGTGTTAACAGCCCTATCCGAAGTCAATGAAATGTAGGATGTGCCGGAAGTAGAAACTTCGTAAGGTGGATTATCGCTAACTATTTGTATGTCCGAAGGATCGTCAAATACCAAAGAATTTATTGTTAATTCTCCCAATACATCGATAGTATCAGGGGTGTTATCAACACTCTGAACAAGATATGTATTCTGAGTAGGATAAATTGGAATTCCATTTACCCAATATAAGGGTTCTTGTACTGGCATGTTATGCTGATATTAAGTAACCAAAAGATGTTGTAGAATCCATGTATATTATCAGTGTTTTATTTGTTGGAATGGTTATAGGAGAACCTCCATTAATCGTAGCACTGAAAGCAAATGAAGAACTTGTATTAACTATAGTAAACACATGTGCTTCTCCTGTCGCAGGATTTCCTGAGAGTGTAAATGAAACTGTGTATCCTGTATTATTTGGAGTATAGAACAATACCTTTTGAGATTCCGTTGATGTCAAATTTTGTGCAACATTGTTTGTTATTTGAATAGGTCCAGATTTATCTGGTGGACATGGGCAAGGACCACTTGGTCCCTGTGGACCTGAAGGGCCTTGTGGACCTGAAAGGCCTTGTGGACCTGAAGGGCCTTGTTGACCTGAAGGGCCTTGTGGACCTGAAGGGCCTTGTGGACCTGAAGGGCCTTGTGGACCTGAAGGGCCTTGTGGACCTGAAGGGCCTTGTTGACCTGAAGGG